GTGGTCGGGAACAGTGACGACGTGCTGGACGGCCCGGTGTCGATCGTCGAACTGGTCGACGCGACCGAGGGGCCGTGTCACGGGTATCACTGGGAGTTTCGGCTAAGGCACATGATCACCGTAGTGTGGCGAGACGACGGCACATCGAACTGGTTGACCGATGAGTCTTACGCCCCGTTCATCGAACCGGCCTACCACCCCTACGACGAACCGGCGCCCGGTTTGTTCGATATCCGGTGGGAAGCGGTCGCTCCGCCGGTGACCGTGGTCATCAGAGCCAACGGGCTGTCACTGGAGACGGCCACTGAGGCGGCACCGCGTGTGGTCAGACAGCTGGCGGCGTGGAAGTATCTGCCGCCGACGTTGGATCAGCGTGCCCGGCATCAGCTGGCGCGCGTCATGCGGTACCGGGAACTGGCGGCCCGTGCGGGCAAGTCAGCGATCGACCGTGTGGCGACGCACGGCGACGGCATCACGGCCGACACGGTGGCGTTGATCGCGGACGCGTGGCCGAAGTTGACCGGTCCGGTCAATGTGCGGGGCGAGTTCGGTGACACGGTGCCGGAGTTCGGGCGGCGAGTGCTCGGGCTTCCGGCTGAAGGGCCGGTGACTGTCGAGACCGATCCGGCCGTGTGGTCCTAGGAAAGGAGAGACCATTGAATGTCACATTCCAGTTGCGGCACAGTGACCAAGCCACGTACTTCGCTGGTGACCGCCTGAATGAACAGCTCACCGGTGAACTCGTCTCCCGGTATAACGACAACGGCATCGTGGTGGTGGACGGCTGGCGGTACGCACACGATGTTCCGTGCCGCCGGTTGAAGCCAGCGCGGCGAGTCCATGTCTTCTACTACCGGCACGACAGTTACGGCGGCCCGAAGTGGACGTGGTGCAAAGAGATCAGTAACGAGGTTCATGACCATGCCAGTGGGCTGCGAACGTACCCGAACCAGGAGGCGGCGCTTGACGCTGCCCTGGAATGGCTCAGTTCCCCCATTGTAGACAACCAAGAGGTAGTAGGTGAGTGACACGATTGCTCTTGAAAACATTTCGAACATCACGGCGTACGCGTTTCAATGGCGCACCCCGACCGGGTTCTGGTACCAGTTGGTGAACCCGATCGGTACCCGCACCATGTGGTTCGGGACGCGCGGACTGGACGGGCGATGGTCCAGCCGGGCCGTGGAAAACCCCGGCCGGTTCATGGAGACGGCGCCGAAAAAGGCCACCGAATTCCAGACCGCCGTGGCGGCGTACATGAAGGCGGCGATGTCCGATGACTTACACGGTGTTGCAAGTCCTGGAGAGTGTCCGAAAAGCACACTTCGAGGCCCAGCATTGCGACGGCCTTCGAGCCAGTTACCCCATAGCGTACGAGCTGGGTCCGTTGGACCAGACAGTCAAGATGTTGTTGCGCGCCTTGGGGTATCGCTACGGTGCCGAGTCGAACATAGCCGAGCTGTTGCGGACGACCGACACCCCGACCGGTGAAATCCTGGAACGCTATCTCCTGTGCGACTGGCAGACGGCTACGTACCAACCGATGCCGGTGCGGTGCCACGAACTGGCGGCGCCGGACTCGCCGTGGTGCCCATCCCATATCGCTGACGCGCTCGACAACTGGCCGCACGCCGTGCTGCCCAAGCGGGTACCGAAGGATGCCACGTGAAGTGCTCCCTGGTGGTGGCCCGCGCCTGGTCGGCGTGCATCGTGGCGACACTGAACTAGGCTCGTGCCTGGTTGTATATTCGATCTACAAAGGAGAACATGTGTCGACGTGTGAGCACTGCGGTGCCGCCTCGGACGGGCTTGTCAAGCGACAGCTGAAGTACCGGTTCAAGAAGGCGCTCATCCATGCGGTGGTGGCTTTGGTCAGTGCCGGTGTGGGGGCGGGCGGTATGGCGTTGTCGGATGACGACGACGGTGATGACCGTGAGTATGAGAACGTCCAGCCGTACGAGGATTAACGTGGATTGATTCGGTGGGTCAGGGGGCTGGTGTCGCCTGACCACGCCGTGTTCTATCCATAAAGGAGATACCTATGGCAAGTGGATTCACTCTCAAAGAGCTGGCGAATTTCGCTGGGGTCCGTACCCCGGTGGCCGAGTCGCTGGGTGCGAAGTGGCTGGAGAACGAGGCCGACTCGGTCGTGTCGGTGTACCCGCGCAAGGGCAACCCGGCGCGGGACGAAGGCATGTCCGGGGATTCCAGTGCCCGCGATGAGGCACGGGATGCGATCACCGCGCCGGGCCACGCGTGGGCATGGACCATAGTGGCGGACCTGGCGATCTGGAAAAGGATTGACTGGCATGAGGTGGCCACCCCGGCGAAGCGGTCGTGCAGTGAGGCCCACGACGAGTGCGACGCCAGCGACAACGGCCGGTGCTTCGCCGGTGAACATGTCTCGTGTCTGGCGTTGCCGCACGCTCCGGCGGATCTGGCCGGACTGATGGTGGTCAACGTCGGCCGCACAATGGCCGCGTCGATCGCTGAAGCACTCGACGAACGCGACGACGAGGCCGCTGACGAGGCGTATTACGACGACGCCATGGAGGACGACGAGTGATCATCAAAGCCAACACCCACCTAAGGACCCTCGGTGAGTGCGCGGCCGTGGTGATGACCAGACCCCAGACGTACAACGAGTCAGGGGCGATCGTGTTCACCATGTCCATAGCAGAACGCATGTACGAGGTGCGTGACTACGGCTACCAGGTGCGAGTGGAACCACTGCCCGAGTTGGGTAATGGTGTCCGCATTGGGGTGGCGAGCCGTCGTGACCGCGACGTCGATTACGACACCGCCGTGGTGTGGGCGCTGTCGATCATGGAAGCCGCCGGGATTCTTCGGCACACCAAAAACGGACGGCACGACAACACCGGGATGGACGGCAGGCATTGAGTATGCGCGTCCCTAAAGAGATCGAATGCCTGGTACAGGCGCCGCAACTGCATTTCACGATTGAGGTTCCCGCTGGCGGTAACGCTTACGCGGTGGTTGATCGCGGTGCGACGGTGTCGGTGTTCGGGCCGTCCGGGAAGTTGGTGGGAGACACTGCCGGGCGGCTTGAGGCCCCCGGTGGTGGCCCGCGCCGGGCCTCGTCGATATCGGCCCGGACGTGGGCGTTCAAGATCCTCCGCGCACATGAAATCGTCATTTAAGGAGACCCCCTGTTGAGTACAGACTTTCAGATCCCTGAGTTCGGGCACTTGGCCGATATGGTCGAGACCGCTACACCCCCGCAAGGGTCGACGGCGGCGTGCTGGTTGATCGACGTGGCCAAGGCGGTCATTGAAGCCGCACCGGGAACGGCCAGTGCCGCTATCGAGGCCGTTGATGATTTGTCGGTGTTCTCGGCGGAGAGTGAAGCGTGGGAAATCGCGTGCGACCTTCGCGCGTGGACGGCGATGTTCGATTCCGATGACGATCCGCGCCGGACGGTGATCGATAACGACTTCAGCGATGCTGTCGGGGATTACGCCATCTATCTGTTGCGGGCGATCGCTTCGATGCTGGCGCGGCAGTTGTTCACTGCCATGAATTCGACCGAAGAGTAGGAGTGGCGAGTGGTTTCAGTGACGTCACCGCACTGTGGAGTGTGGTGACGTTGCCGTGTCTACCCGACACACAAAGGAGTACATTATGGACAAACCCGTGGATTACCGGGTGATCAAAGCCGCCGGACAGTTCTGGCGCACACCCCGAGATCACGTCAACTGGCAGGTGGAGAAAGCGCGCGAAGAGGGCGCCCCACAGGATGCTTACGACCGGCACGAACTCAGGTCCGCCACCGCGTTGGTTGAGAAGTATGGCTTCCCGATAACGGATCGCGCCAAGTATTTCGTGACTGATGTCAGTATCTGGCAGAAGTGGCCGGTGCCGTTCGCTGACGCCGAGATCGCGCCGAAGATCGATGAGATCCTGGCGGGCATGCCGCATATGCGTGGCGTCGACGTGCCGGAGCATGTGACCGCGAGCATCGTGGTCGGCTGCGGTGCGATCGGTTGGTGTCCGTGGTGGAGTGGCTACGAACAGAATTGGACCGTTGCCGACGAACACGACTATCAGGCGCCGGACGGGTGGATCGTCCATCTGGAGCACACCGACCCCGACGACCCTGACGCCGTGCCGGAGGTCAAAGTGATCACGCACGAGAAGATCATGCGGGCAGTCCGGCTGATCACCGACCCCGACAGTGGTGTCGGCAACGGCGTCCAACTTCGCGACAAGTGCTACGAGTTGTTGTCCTCACCGGAGGACGCTGATTTCGATGCCGAGGACGCCGACGCGGTACTCCAGATCGTGGCGTTCGGTGAAGGCATCTACGGATAACCCCCCAAGGAGAACCATTGGACGCCGAACAGATCATCACCGAAATCTATGCGCACCCCCGTGCCAGTGACCACGTGATCCTACGAAACATCGTGGCAAAACACGATCGTCCGTCGTACGGACCGTTGACCGAGCATCAAGCCAAAGCGGTGATATATGCGGTCGAACAGATCGCGTACACCGCTATCGAGCACCTGGCCGATTCCCGAACACCGAAAGAATCCGATCCGTGGCGGGCAGCGGTAGTGCTGGCGGCGTACGCGGTCCTCAGGATCGAGGACGAAGATGCATTGTGGGACTCCCACAACACCCATCCCGAGGATGGGTTCGGGATAGACAAGCAGGTCAGAAACGTCATCCGGTATTTGGCGCACGCTATCAGAGCGTTCATGCTCCACGATTAGACAGCGAGATTCGATGCAGACAAAAAATGTTTCCACTATGGATGTTGCTGAGGCGGTGCTGACGGCTTGGCGAGTCGCCAAAGCGTATGAACCCGCCCCTGGCAAACGAATCCCCAACACCGCTGAGCACCTGAAAATGGAACTCGTCGACGTCCTGAGCGACATGGGATTCGACACGTGGCTGGCCGAGGAAATCGTCGTTAAGGTTAACGACGATCCGGAGCTGACACTGCCCGCAGCCGTGGCTCAGTGCAGTATACCGATCACCGTGAAATGGACGGTGGTGACCAAATATGAAGCGGTCATCAACGCCCAACAGCACGGCATAACCCTGGCCGACTTGCAGGCGAACCCGTTCAGTGAAGAAGCGTTCGCCGTGTACGCCGAACTGGAACGCGACAATGGCGCGCGGTCATCCAACTGGTCCATCACCGACGCTTCTGCCAAGGCTGCCGCTGAGGACGAGGCAGTACAGCATCTGATCAATCGGTGGTAAGAAGACAACCGGTGGCCGCCCGGTGCGCTAGAGCGGCCACCTCCCCCCACCACAACAGACAAGGCAGCACATGACTGAAATCAGGAAAGTCGGCGTCACGACGACGCCGACAAAGTCGCTCGGTCTCGACGGGTACAGCGAATCGGTCGAGGTCATCAAATTCGACGACGGAAAACCAGACGTGCCGGGCCAAGGGTTCTACTACCGGGTGATGGTGGACACCGACGACGCACCACACCTGATCAAAACCCCCTCGCACGACACTGACGGTGAGCTGCGGATGGTGGCGATCGCCGGGACCCTCGGGCTGGGCGACCTGCTGAAAGTCCACGGCCGCGACTACATTCTGGTGACTGCCCGGACCAGTGTGCCCGAGCTGATCGCCGCCACAGAACTCAAGCGTGGCCACACCGAGGACATGTGGAACTCATGGGTCAACGACGAACTCGTCGAAGGTGGCCCGGCCATCAGCAACGACTCCGCGAGCGAGCTGGGGGAGGCGTGTGACGCCGGGGTGGTAGACGTGATGATCGATCACGCGCCGCCACTGGGGACCGTTGGGCTTCGGTCCTGGAGCGTGGAGGATTTCCGGCGCGTGGCCATCGCCTGCCATGTTTCGTACCGGCCCAAAACAGGACCGGGCGACGGCGGTAAGGGGTGGGGTTACGACATCATCGCGGTCGATTTCCTCGAAAACCAGTATCCGGGCCTGACGAAAGACACGCGGGTGACGCTGGACTTCGCGGTACTGGACGACGTCGGCCGACGGGTCGCGGCGGGTGAGAAAGAGCAAGATCAGTCGCTGTGGCTGGAGTGCGGTGCCTGCGGCGATCTGCATCATTTCGATCCGAAATCGGTGCGAAACGAGCGTTGAGCTGGTGGGTTTTCCGTGGCGCCAGGCACCTGGTGTGGCTGGCGTTCGCGGTGAATCGATCCCCCAACAAAAGGAGTGGCCATAGTGGAGATTCAGATCAGGGACGAAGCGCTCAACGAGTTCGGTCGCGGGCTGGCCGAAGCGTTGCCCGGCGAGTGGGTATTCCAAGAGGATGAGCACGGCAACATCGCCAGGCTGTGCGGCCCCGGCGGCGCCATCCTTCTGTTGGACGGCCGCAAACCGCTCGGTAAGGTCACCGTGTCCACTAAGGCGTACATGTATGTCCCGGAGCACCTGAAGCGACACGTATCGATACTGAACTTGCCGTCTGCGTCGGCGTCACTGTCGCCGGGACGTTCCTGCGCCTCTCTGGCGCGGGACGTGGCACGCAAAATACTTCCCACAGCAGTCGAACTGAACGCGGAGGTAACACAACGCGCCACTGCGGCCCGGACCCACCTCCAGACCGAAGACGCCCTGTGCGCCCGGTTGGCGACCATAGCCAACCCTTACGTCGACAAGCAATACAACGTGGCTGTCGATGCCGGTGACTGCTCGGTGAGCATGACGTTGCGGGTCACCGGCGGGTCCGTCAACATCGACTACGGTTTGCTCGACGCCGACACAGCGGTAGCCATGGTGGAATGGCTGAACCAGCGCCGAACGGACCGGGCATGACCGCGATCACCGGGAAAGAACCCAAACACTGGCACGACGAGAACGGTCGGCATCGGATGCCGGACCCGCGTCAAAGCTTCGGCGATAAGTGGAAGGTCGCCACGGGCGACTACACCGACGCCGACGAACGGGCCTACGTGCGGCACCTCATAGAGCATGAGCCCGGAGCGGTCGCGGTGCGACTGCCTGGTGACAGCGACCAGATCACGCAGATGTTCAACTTCATTGACAACTGCGAAAAGCAGATCGCCGTCTTGCACAAATTGATTACGACGATCCGGGAAAGAGACGCCCACAAGTGAGTACCCGCGAGTTCTATGCGGCGCGGCGCCGCGCGGCCATTACCAACAGCATTGTGACCGCCGGTGACCGTGCGGTCGTAGCGGTGTGGGAACGGGCGGACGGTATCGAGCTTCGATCACCGTGCTGCGGCGCACCGACGCGAGTGCTGACCGACGCCATCGCGCCTGCCCTGGTTGTACATTGCGGGCGTGCGATGTCGCGCCGCAAGGGAACATCGAACACCGGTGGTTGCCGCCGGATCTACGCCGTGGTCGTACGTGACCATGATGCGGTATGGACATGGAGCGGCGGGTACGACGGCCAGTGAGCCGGTTCAACTATTCGCAAGTGGTCATCGATGCGATGTTGTCGACGCCGGATATCTGGGATGTGGTGCAAGTGGCGGCGCGGCGCTGGCAGTTCGAAGCCGATGGCGCGACCGGCCTGGCCGGGCAGTTGCGGGAGTTCGCGACGGTGGCGGCCGAAGGTGATGCGGTGATGACGGGCAAGTTCGCGGCGGTGGATTGGCCACACGTCGCACAGTCCATACTGGACAGAATCGAGTATTGGGACAAAACGAATGACACACATTAAAGGCCAGCACGATGCCAACCTCCACGACACCGACGGGAACCACCGGCTACCGCACCCTGGTCAGCGATACCACGACTGGCTCGGCGACTACGCGGTGTCCGGTGCCGGAGTGCAACGGTGGGACACCAGCGCACCGATCTACAAAGAACAGATGACGGCGCATTTTCAGGCGCACCTCGACCAGGGCGACATCCTGACGCACGCCGACTGTGCGGCGGCGTCGGGCTGCCACGCCGAACCTGGTCGGCCGTGCCGGTTCTGCGGTACACAGGTCGGCGGTGACCAGGAATGAGCGCCAGTGACAGGCCCATGGAGTTGGGGCCGAACTCCGGTCCCCGCCTGGCCGCGACGGCATGCCCGATGTGCGACACGGCCGGTGGCTTGTCCATTGTGTCGCGCGAAGTATTCGCTCTGAACGACGAGGGCAGCGCGTCGCTGGCCGGTAGCCGGGAAAAGCGGGTCGGGCATTTTGAGCGCGTCCCGGTGATGCAGTGCAAGGAGTGCGGCCAAGAACTGGTGGGCGGCTGGGACGAAGCCCGCGAGAACGTGGTTTTCGATGATGCGGTGACGAGATGGAGAGCAGACAATGAACCCGGACAGAATGAGAGTGTGGCACCCTAAGCACGCCGGGCGCCCCTTGGCCAATCCGTATATTCGGGCGCTGATACCAGACTATGTGGAGCACCTGGCGATCGCCGACTCCAAGAAGGTGTCAACGACGCAGGCCGCGCAAGCCCGGTATGTGGCGGCCCTTACCGAAAACGCGTTGGAAACACTGATCGATGCGCACAACCAGGTTCATGGCCTGGACCATGAACCTTCCACGGTGATCAGCGAGATGGCCGGGCATTACGTCAAGAATTCCAAGAGTGACCGTGCGCATTGGAATGAGAGCACGCGGAGGATCTTGTCTAGAGGCCCACTCATTTCCGGGGCGCCTCGGATACGAATCAAGACGGTGCGAGAGCTGATCGATGAGGTTCTGGAGCCCGAGCTGCGGGAACTGGCCGACTTGATTCATCAAGAGGACATTGAGGACGAATACCGGATTAAGCAGGCCCGGTACCTGGAGCCGGGCGACGAACTGAATTTGCAGTTCGACCTAATCGCCGACCGCGAGGGCGACAACGTCCTGTACGGGCTGGAGACGGTGACGGTCGCCAAAGTGGCATCTGGCGATGCGTTGTTCTCGGTGAGGGTGACGTTCACCCACGATGAGGTGGTGGTGTTTCCCGGTGAGCACCGGGTGCGACTGGCTAAGACCGGCGGCAAAAAATAGGGTTGTGCCAAGTGTTTCGTTGCCCACCACCGCTGGTGGTGGGTTTCGTGCCTTTTGGATTCCCGAGGGGCTGTTCCGGTTAAGGAGGACACCATTCCGAAGTACGACATTTTCACCGAAAGAACCCAGACGGGCCGCGTCATGATCGAGGCCAAGGACGAGGCGGCAGCGGAAGCGAAGTTCGAGAAGCTGACGGGCACGCAAATCGATGAGCAAATTGAGATCACCGAATACGGTGAGTGGGAATTCGAGTCCGTTGAAGACGCCGAAGAGTAGCGACATGATCACGTTCGTGTGGATTGGTGTGGATCGGACGTTCGAAGTGCGCACCGTACCCGCCGATGAACCAGTCGATGCTGTTGATGACATCGATCGTTGGTGGAATGAAGAGGTGTTCGGGTCGGGTGACCTGGAACCGCTGCCACCGAGCGACCCCGCCAAGGATTCCATTGTGAACAAATTGGCGGCGGTCGTGACGGGCACGTGGGACAACCCGCGTCAAGGCGACCAGCTCTTGACCGGCCGCGACCCCGACAGCCCCGAAGCCATCGTGTCGGTGACGCCCGATGTGGTGGCCAAGATTCGCCAGGCGGCGGCCATTTTGGGCTGGCGCGAGACAACGAGAGGACAACATATGGATGACACCGTGTACATGGTGATCGATGTGGAAACCAGCGGCACAGAGACCACGGACTCTGCTCTGCTGGAGGTGGCGTGCTGGGCGGTCGACGAAAACCTGGTGCGGTTGGACGAGAAGGGCTTCCACGCGGTCATCCATCACAACCGTGAGCTGGCCGATGTCGTGCGGAAGCAGGCCGTACCGGTTGTTCAGGACATGCACGACGCCAACGGCCTGTGGGCCAAACTGCCCAACGGGGTGCCGTTGGCCGAGGCGGAGGGAGCGCTATTGGCCTACATCAAGCAGTTCGCGCCACGACCGCGTCAAGCCATGATTGTGGGTAACTCCCCGATACTGGATTCGAACTTCTTGAAAGCGTTCATGCCGAAAGTTCACGGCCACCTGCATTACCGCTTCATCGACGTTTCCACATTGGAACATGTTTCGGTCAAATGGCTGAAGGAAAAACCGTTCCATAAGGACGCGCAGCACACCGCCGACGGCGACGTCGCGCAGTGCGTGGCACAGCTGCGTCACCTACGCACAGTGATCAAACCGTAGAATAGAGTCCGCGCGGTTACACCGCGCGGACTCTCGCGCGCCTAGCTCAATTGGCAGAGCACCGGTCTCCAAAGCCGGGGGTTGCAGGTTCGAATCCTGCGGCGTGTGCGTCGGCGACCGAGCCCTCGGGCGCCGGTTCAATCCCCGATTCAAAGGAGCCGACATGTTCGGTCGCAAGAAGAAGAAGGCCGCTGCCGCACCGACAAGGACGGCCACAGGCAACTCGGGCCGGTCACGGCAGACCACAACCACGGACCCCATGTACTCCTTGGGGCATCCCCTGGCATACCTGCCCGATGCCACATCCCCGAGCGGTCCGACTTCCGAACGGGCCTGCGAGCCCCCGGCCGACCCGTACACCGGTGGAGGCTCTTCGGGCGGTTCATATTCCAGCGACTCTGCGTCGTCTTCATCGTATGGTGGGGGCTGCTCCAGCAACGACTCGTCGTCCTCGGGCGGCGGGTACTCATCCGGCGGCGATTCCGGCGGCGGATACTGATCTTCCCGGCTCACCGAAGGTGTCCGTCTCACCCGAGGCGGGCACCTTTGTCATGAAAGGACAGTGAGGTGCCTTTTCTTCTCATCGTAGGATTTCTGGTGGTCTATATCCCGGTCCAAGCGTGGACGTTCATGCTGGTCATCGGCGTGACGCACGGTGAATGGCTGCCGATGCTGCCCACGATCGGGTACTGGTCGGCGCTGGCGATCACGGCGGTAGCGACGTTGTCGATCAGCGGTGTGGTCGGGGTGAGCAGGGCGCTCAGCGATGGTTGAGACTCACGCTGTCCCCGATGATGTGGTGATGCGGCAACCGGTGATGGTGATCCGTCTGCATCCGACGGCTTCTGAGCCGTTCCACGTGCATAAGAAGGGCTGTGCCCGGCTCCGGTTGTATCAACGGGTGCCGACCAAATCCACCGAGTACGACCCGGAAACGAAACTGTCGACGGTGGTGACGGACATGTGCGCTGACCTGATCAACGAAGAAGTGACCGCCGGGGCCGACTGGGCTGAGACGGTCGCTGAGTACTTTGACCAGTTCCGGGTGTGTATGTGTGTGACCACCCGTCGGGTGGTCGGCAAGTAGTGGGCGCGTGCCGCGCCGGGGTCGGCTTGGCGCGGCACGCTTCTGCGGGTGACATGCAGCGTCTCCAGTCTAGAGACGTTGCTTTTTGTTTAATCACGTCGAGAATAGTTGGAGACTATTGTGGACAATATTTTAATTCTGGTGGTGCTGTGCATGATCGCCGGTGCGGGACTACTCGCACTGATCCTGATACCGATCATGCCGAAGGTCCGCCGCCGCTGGGAACGCCGAGCGGTGGCCCAGGTGACCGAGGCCGAACAGGCCACGGCGTACTTTGAAGACCTCGGTAGTGATATCCAGAACCGCCGGTTGTACTGACCTGTGTGTTTGGCCTGGTTCACGCGGCTTTTAGGGTGCCGCGTGGGCCGGGCGATCCACATAGATCCGCAATGGAGCGTTGCGTAGTGGGGGTAGGGCGAGCAACAATGTGCCCCTACCTCTAAGGAGCGCTCGTGGAGATGCTGACTGGTGTGCCCGGCGATGTCGTGGCAGCGATTCCCGATCGGAGATTGCGGCAGATCCGCAAACGGCATGTGCCGTATCGGACTGCACCGGGCCGGTTGCTGACCTGCCAGGGATGTTATGACCATTTCGGGCTGGGCCGGTGGAAGTGGCCGTGCCCGACGTTCACGACAGCCAACGAGGCATTGCGACACCGAAAGGACGTAACTGATTGACAGGTAAAGATGACGGCGGCGGGAATCTCCTGATGTGGGCGATGTGCCTTTTGGGGTTGTCGCTGTGGTTGCTGTTGTGTTGGTAGTAGATATGATGGGACGTACCGCTTCCGCCCTCACCGGGGCAGTGGTGCGTCTTTAGGCGGGTTGGCCGAATGGTGAGGCGACGGATTGCAAATCCGTTAAAACCGGTTCGATTCCGGTACCCGCCTCTGGTCCACAGGAATTGCGTGGCATTTGTTGTGCCCTTTGCACAGCGTGATCCTGATGGACCCGACAAAAGCAACACCCATCTTTAATCCTGAAAGGACACATCGTGGCCTTGCGCCATCATCTCAAATGGGTCCCGTTCCCTACCACCCCGGCGTCCTGCGTCACCGCGTTGACGCATTGGGCGTGCCACCATCCCGGCGGCCGGGAGATGTTCGCCCGGACCCTGTCCGAGGACGAGATCGAAGCGGCCATGGTCTGGGCGCTCCAGAGCAACGGCGTCCACGCCCTGCATGAGCAGGTCGTCACCCCTGAGGGTGTCGAAGTCACCGACGTCGAAGCCAAAGCGTGTGAACAGATCGTGCGGCACGTACCGGAGTGGAGAGCCGACCTGGCCGACCAACGTCCGGTGAACGCCGGGATACGCCGGTGATCCCACCGCTTCAGATGCACTCGCTGGAAACCACGACACTGGCGGAGCTGGCCGAAGCAGCGCGTCTGCAAGCCGAAGCGCTCAAAAAGCGTGCGATGACCACGTTCAACCAGACCGGTGAGGTCGCCGTGCTGCACGGCAGGAAACTGCTTGACCGCAGTGCCGAGCTGGAAGCACTGGCCGAGATTTTCGCAGACGCGGCCCGCGCGGTCATGTTCGTGGAGAAACTGTGAGACCTGCCTGACTGGCGGGGCACCCGATCCCGGTGACACGGCTGGTGCCCCGCCTTCCACCCACAACACACCCGAAAAGAAAGGGATGAGCATGGATGCACCCATAGTAGGGGCATATTTCGTGGCCGAGGCGGTTCGATCCGATGGGGGTTGGAGCGTTCTGGTCAATGAGTATTTCGGGCAGGACCGTGAACCGTTTGAGACGGTGGTGCCGACGTTTGTGACGCCGGTCGCCTCGGAGCTGTCTGACCTGGTGGCCACGGCGTTCGCGCCGTTGATCGCTGGCGGTTGGCGTCTGGTCAGCGCGGCACGGTTCGAGCCGTTTAAAACCCTGGTCGATATCGAACCGCCTGATGACAATCCGCCGGTGGCGCCGATGGCCGGTGACGAGTTGACGTTCGTGCGGCGGTGCCGTGGACGCGGTATGTCGTCGATGGCCGCGATGCGGGCCTACCGCAGTGGAGAGCGGTCACCGACTGAGGCGGCCGGACAGTGGAAGCACCATCGGAGCCTGACCTCTGTCATGGCGCCGGTCTAGAAACAGGAAATGGTGGGCCTGACGTGGTGTCGATGCGTCAGGCCCACCAAATGAGCCACAAGGAGATTACCGTAATGAGTTCCCCTTTCAAGCGTGAACCGTGGATGTGCCGTCACGGTGTCAACCTCAAAGATGTCAAGGCTGACAAGTGCGACCCGTGCGGGCTGGCGCCCGATCCGATGGTCGAGACGGTGCTGGCAACGTTGGCGCAGGTCGTCAAGTTGCAGATCGAATCACTGTCCAAAGTGGTCAGGGACTGCGAACTTCCCAAGGACACCCTGTCGCAAATGCTCAACGACGCGCAGGTGTCGCTCCTGTTCGCTTCTGCCACCGCCAACGCACTCAACGCACCGGACTGCCAGACCGAGTTCCCCATCCGGTACGCCATCGCGGCACTGCATGCCGAGGCGCCGACGGCGCAGCGAAGTCTGGCGGTGTGTACCCGGCATGTGCGGGAGGCGGAGAAATCGGTGGCCAAGTGGGCTGCCGACGTCAAAGAGTGGGCGCAGCTTCGTACCCATACCGACTGACCAGGGCAGGTGGGCTCGCGCCCTGACTGGATGGGGGTCCACCTGCAACCTTGACGACCCGACCCCGAAGGTCACATGACAATGAATGATCAAAAACATCCAAGAGACCTCGTTCCGTGGAACATCGTGGTGACCGCCGCGACGAACGCTTCTGATCCGAATTTCCAAGTACGCACCGACGGTTCGGCGTCAATCGACAATGTCCACTCGGTTTGTTACTGGTGTTTGGACGCCGTCAAACTGGTTGAAGGCGCGCAAACTATCTACGACTCGACGTTTGAGCATTTCCCTGACCACCGCGACCTGTTGACCCATGAAGCTCAAGTCTTCAACGAATGCCTCATCTGTGAACATGACAAAGCGGACCTGTTGCTGTCGTTCCGTGATTCGATCACTGTCATAGTCTGCTGTGGATGCGCGGTAGCACTGTCCGCCGCCGACCCGGAACACCTGGTCGGGTACGCGTTCGAATCAGTCGCCATACGGCGCGTCAAGCGGTGGAAACTTGATGCGGTATCGGTTCCCCGTTCAGTTCAACGACGTTCCGAAATAGTGATCGACACTCTCACCCAGGGTGGCAACAACACCACGATATGGATGGGTCCGGTCAACTTGTGGGTGTCCTCCGGCCTGAAAGTCACCGACTTTCGCAAGGTCAAACTGTGGCTGGACAAAAACTGGCAAAGAATGCCCGACGATTTCGGGCCGGGTTCCATGGTGAAATGCCCGCCTCACATGGCAAACGACAACGGGTGGACCGAACTGCCCAAACTCGCCGAACTTGGCCGCGCTCACACCAAGGCAGCCGAACCGGTGTGGATCAGCGCGGATCTGTCCACGGAGATCGCTTCCCGCGCTGAGACGATGGAACTCACCGGTTTCAGCCAGGAACTCGCCGTTGACGCCCTCGATGGAAACCGGGTCGGGTTGTTGGTGTTCGACCGGCCCATCGTCAGCGACCACTTCCTGGCCGTGATTGTGGGGATTCAGTACGCGCTGGTTCCCGGTGGTGCGTGGGTTGTCCCGTTGACTCACGCGCGAGGGATCAAGAGGGTAGAGAAAGTAGTACCCGACCACGCGTTGGCGCAGATATCGGGCGGGTATTTCCTTCGCGCGATCGACCCCGATGCCGAGACCGGCTTGAGCCCGAGGTACAGCCTGGTATCTCGGTTGTTGGTCGCGTTTTGGGAACTGGCCAACGAACCCGCGACGGTAGCCACGGTCACTGATTCACTGCGGGAGGAAACCCGCCGGGTCGGCAGGAAGAAACGGCCCTCCACGATCAAGGCATTGTCGTATCGGGTCAGTGAACTGCGTCGGCCGGAACTGCCCGAACGCGAAGAACCCGATACGCCCGAAGAGGCGGCTGAACGCCGCAAGCGCGGGAAGTTGACTAGGCGTCACCAGGTTCGGAAGCACATTCGACGGGTCTGGAAAAAGGACAAGAACGGAGTCCGATACCAAGAACCGGTCGAAGTGGAGTCGTTCTGGCAGGGGCCGGAAGGCTCTCCGGAGGCGTTGCCGAAGGAAAGTTTCAGAAAGATGACTCGGTAAAACCGTGTCGTCCACAATTGACAAGCACAGAGAAAGGACATTATGGATAGAACGAACTGGCGGGATGTGCCGATGCCACCGCAGATAGCGGCGCTACCCCGTGAAAAACGGGGCTTCCCGGTACCGTATGTGGCGAACTGGCTGCCACGCGGCGGTCAACGCGATGAACACATCGACATCCGCACCAACATCGAGTACGGCTTGCACGACGCCTGCTCGTGCAAGCCCGGCGACCCCGAATGGGAACCCGATCTTGGGCAAATGTGCTCACCGCGTCAACGTCGCTGCATGAAACACAAGCGCTGCCAGATCTGCACGATCAAACTGGAACCCCCCTACCTGTTGATCGGCAGCCCCAAAGGCGACACCGACACCTGGTACACCGAACCACCCGTCTGCACCTCATGCGCCGCATACGCACTGCGGGTATGCCCCGGCCTGATCACCAACCAGCGGCCGGTCGCGGTGTGGGCCTGCACCGGCTACGACATCACCGACCAGCGGTTGTTCGCGCTGCCCGATGGTGAACCGATCGTGCTGCGCACCGAAGGCGACAGCCCGGAGGTTAGGAGCGGATGCTTGACGTACTTCATGGCACACCCGCTCGACGGGGAACCGGTCCTGGCCGACCAGTGGCTCCACACCTTTGAACAAAAAGGACAGACATGAGGAAATTCCTGGCGATCCCCGTAGCGGCAACGCTTCTGCTTCTTGGCGGGTGCGGTGTCACCTCAGGAACGATCGTCGACAAGGAAGAAGCCGAGTCGGAGTACAAGCAGGTATGCCGTCAGGTGTCTTACGGCGGCGGCAACAAGAACCGGCCGGTCAAGACCCGGCAGGAATGTTCCAAGGTGCTGGTAACCGAGTGTTTCGAGTTCACGCTGGAAACCAAGGACGGCCAGCGTGGCGACGTGTGCGTCACTCCCGAAGAGTTCGACCTGTACGAAGAAGGCGACTACTACCCCAAGGACAGTACGTGAGAATCAAGGACGTCAACACCACCGACATCTACGCCGCCCTCGACGGAGCTCCGGCGCGTATCGCACAGATCGGCCCGCGCGGGGACGGCAGGTTGTGGATCGACCGCAGCCGTCAGCGCGGCGTCGCCGAAGAATTCCCGATCCGGCCGACGGATGAGAAGGAACAGACCGCCAGCTACTCCACTGGTGCGGTCAGGATCGGCCACCTGGTGGTCATGGGCTCCAGATCGGATTACGTGCAGGCCATGGACCAGGTAATAAACCTCGGTGTTGTGGCACTGCCCGAGTGGACCGGCGACAACGACACCGATGCCGAACTGGCAGTCAAGTTCAGCGACACTCTGGCCGCCGACAACAAGGGGCTGCGTCTGACAGTGGCCAACACTAAAGTTCTACGGCGGTGGGAAGACTACGTCGCCATGATGGCGGCGCTGCGCGACGAAGCGGCCGAACAAGCCCAGCGGCGCGAAAATGGCCGCAGGACATTCAACAGGGCTTTCCAACTGATCACCCCGGCGTTGAAGGAGATGGGCCTGTCGGATGGGTATTTCGCCGGTATCGACCGGATGAGCGAATACATCAAATCCGACGGCCTGGAAACCGAACTGAACGTACCGATCTCAGTGCTATTGAATCTGGTTGGTGAACTGATAAAGGCACGGGGCCAGTGAGGATTACCGACGTCACCACGACCGACATTTACGCCACCTTCCAAACCGTGCGCCCCATACGGATCATCCAATTGGGACCTCAATCCGGTGGCCGATTCTGGAAGAACCAACCGTTCACCTCGGATGAATGTCTCCCATCGGAGGCGACCAGGCAGTACTCACAGGCGGGGTACACCAGCCCTTCCCACGGACACCTGGCCGTCACCCAAGTCGGCATCAACATCGACCGGGATGGGGCTATAGAAGCGCTCAGCGCGCTCGTGCTGCCCGACTGGACCGGCGACGATGCTCAAGACACCCAACTGGCCAAAACCTTCCAGGAAGGGCTCCCAGCGGACTTGTTGCGGATGGTGGTGGCGTCATCGAAACGGTTGACCCTGTGGAGTGACTACCTGGCCGGTATCGAAGCCGACCGCAAGCGCTACCGGGAGGCCGAAGAACGTGCCGTCCGGCGTCAAACCGAGGCAGCCGCCGTACTGGATGAGGTCACTCCGGTGTTGAGGGCCGCCGGGATGACGGACATGCAAATTGAGGGTTTGCGGATGGCCGGAGCGTACGACCTGAACAACAAAGTGCAGGTGCCGTTGGCGGTGCTGCTGTATATGACAAGACAAATCCAGAAAGGACGTCAGTACTGATGCTGCAAATCGAGTGGGCCGACGGCCCCGGCAACATGTTCTACACCACCGGTATCGAAGCCGAAACCCGCGACGACCTCACCAACAAGCTCGAAGACACCCTGTCGCTGCTGTACAACGCCATCGCCACCCACTCCACAGAGGTGAACATCAACTGCGACTGCGGCACCGGCGGCGACGTATGGCCGCAGTGGGAATACGCCCGACACCTGGCCGGACGCACCGAACTGCCCGCCACACTGAGCTACCGGAAAATCGCCGAGCACATCGTCAGCGACCCCAGCAAAGGCCACAAAGTTCAGCTGGCGAAATTCACGTACATGAAAATGGTCGAAGTCTAAGCCAGCTTTCTCGTTGCCCCCGACCATGTGTCGGGGGTTTCGTGTTTCCTGGACTAACGTGAGAATGGAGATGACCATGGGTGGGTTTCCCCCGACCCCAGAGCAGGCCGACATCGTCGATGCGGCCGTGGCAAGACAAAACTTGGTGGTGTCGGCGTGCGCCGGGACTGGTAAGACCGCCACCTTGGAAATGATCGCTGGCCATATCGCGCCCCGGCAGGGCACGTTCATCGCGTTCGGTCGGGACATCGCCGCCGAAGCACGCAGCCGATTCCCGTCCAATGTGGTGTGCAAGACGGCGCATGCGTTCGCGTTGGCCGCGACCCCGACACCGCTCAAAGAGCGGTTCTTCGCCAAGCGGGGAGCCCACCACGGCAAAGACGTGGCACGGATTCTGGGCATCACCGACGGGTACCGGTCTGAGGCGATCGACCTGTCACCCAATCAACTGGGCATGCTGGCCAGGGAGATGAAGTCCTGGTTCTGCAAATCCGACAGTCGGGACATGGTGTGGCAACACCTGCATCCCGAAGCACTTCCGGGCGGATGCGACGCCAAAGAGCGTGAACATCTGGGGCGAATGTTGCTGCCGTGGGCCAAGAAGATCTGGTCCGACACGCAATCCCCGAACGGAGTCTTCAAGTATTCCTTTGAGGACTATTTGAAGCGGTATCAGTTGTCGAGCCCGCGCCTGCCCGGTGACATCATCCTGTTCGACGAGGCACAGGACGCCTCACGGGTGATCGCCGACATCGTGCGGCAGCAAACCAACGCACAGAAAATCTTCGTCGGCGACGAGATGCAGGCCATCATGGGTTTCACCGGCGCCGTCAACGCGATGGCCGGACACGACGGCCGCCGCCTGGCACTGACCCAGAGTTTCCGGTTCGGTCCGCACGTAGCGGCCGTAGCCAACCTGTTCCTGTCGATGCTCGGCGCCGACCTGCGCGTCAAAGGATTCGAACCCATCAAATCGCGGTTGACCGGGATCGCCGCACCCGATGCGATCCTGTGCCGCAGCAACGGCGGCGTCATCGGGGAAGTCATGGAACAGCTCAAGATCGGGCGGCGGGTGGCCACACCCGGCGACGGCGCCGAGATCCGCGCGCTGGCGCAGGCGGCCATGCAGTTGCAGGCCGGTCAAGCCACCGAGCATCCCGAACTGTTCATGTTCAAAAAGTGGGAGGACGTCAAGGAGCATTGCGACACCGACCCGTCGGCCAAGGGCCTGAAGGTGTTTGTGAAAATCGTCGACGACTTCGGTGCCGGGGCGATAATGTCGATGACCGAACGGCTGGTCAAGATCGGTGGAAAACGCACTGATCCGTACGACGTCCTGGTGACCACGGCCCACAAGTCCAAGGGCCTGCAATTCCCGAAAGTCCGGATCGGGGACGATTTCCCGGCCCCGTCAGAAGACCCCGACGATGAGTTTGACGACGCCGAACTGATGCTGGCCTACGTCGCGGTAACCCGCGCGCAGCACGAACTGTCGATCGGGTCCCTAGGGTGGGTGCTTTGCCCACCTCCTACCCCAACACCACAGGAGCGCAATGAAATCCAATTCGCCTAGCGACAAAACCAAAACCGACATCGCGTGGATGCTGTTGAACTCGGCAAATCTCGTGCCCGAAGTGCAAGACATCATGGCTCACGTCATGCACGACCTTCAGCATGCCGGTCAAGCGCTGGCCCGCCTGAACGTTGTAGCGCCGGTGGCGACCGGTAATTCCGTGCGGGGAGATGACCTGACCGCTGAGCACCGCCGGGCCGTAGGCGGCATGTACACCGCCGCCATGATGAGTCTGCGCACGCATCTGGACGACATCGCCACCACCTTGGGCAACGCCGGAGAAAAGTTCGAGTGGATGGGACAGCGGGCTAAGGATTTGGAGGGTGCTTTCAAAGCCTCCTGCGATTCCTGCGATGAACTGGCGACCCACCACTTCCGGTACCTGGACGACCTCGGTGACGGCCTCGATCACGAAATTCGTCTGGTCTTCGCGTGCAAGGAGCACATCGAATGCCAGGTGCAAACGGCTGACGGCACCAAGTGCAGTCGCCACGTCGACGCTTTCACACTGGGCAAGGACGGGGTCTGGAAACTGTACTGCCACATGGTGGATCACCAACCGGACGAGACTCTTATCCAGGTAGGTGCCAAGACGGTCGTCACCATCGACGATCTGGAGGCGTGGAAGGAATACGACCCCGAGAGCGACGAGTTCTTGTACTAAGTGGTCAATCCAAAACACCGACCACTTTAGACATGCGTGTGGCGTCGCCGGTTCCACCGGTGACGGTGACCTGCGGCGCCAACGCCTTAAACCCCACGTATTCGTGGGGTTTGACGTACATCATCCCGGCGAGGCTTTTCTTCTGCGCCCAGTACTGGAGTGTCCAGTCCTGTCGCGGACCGGCGAAAACGTACCCATGTTTTTGGTACCAGGGATTCAATCGGGGGTCGGCCGCGACGAACGTCGTGATGGTCAACGTGGTGTGCCCGGTGTCGGCCGAGCGTTTCTCCACGTCGGCCAACAACATGCCGCCGATACCGCGACCCTGATACTTCGGTAGGACAGCCAATAGATTCAGCTCTGTCAGTGCTCCCGACAGCAGCGGCAGCGTCTCTTTGGACACGTTCGACTCGCACGTTATCCACGTCAGCGGTGGAACCGTGTAAGACATACCGACGGGCTGGCCATGGTAGTCGGCAATCCGCATCGATGCCCGGCACGGATACGTCAGATCCTCGCCAGTGGAGACACGTTTCACATCCAAAGTGGACATGTCTTCCTTCAGCTCCGGAAGCATCGCACAGATGTTGTCCATCAACGTGGTGTCGACCCGGCCGTGCATGGCCATGGCCGTGAATTTGCGGACGGCCTTGTGGTCGCCCGGAGTGGGATGGCGCAGAGTCACTGGGGGAGTTGTCATCCACGAATTTTCACATACGCCCCGCACGGCCGGATGGTAAACGGGACGGCAGCTACCTGTCCACCGTCCCGCTCATCTACCCCAGCGCGAAGACTCCGGCCAGTGTACCGCGACAATGTTCGATTAAGGGGGTTGTTGTTGATGAGTGGTCGAATCCGGAAATCCACGATAGAGCGGGTACTGAATCCGATCACCAAGGCATGGGTATGGCGCGACGACGGCGACGGCCTGGTCCGAGAGATGGACCACGTCATGCGGTTCAAGGACCCCGCCACGGTGCCATGGCCCGAAGTGGTCAGCGCTTTCCGGCAGGAAAACCTGGTGTGGCGGTTTCTCTACTGGCCGGAGCACCCGTTGTGGGGGTCTGCGGTGGCCGTCGCGCGGTCCACGTACGTCCTGGACCGTGATGCAATAAGCGGTGTGAGCAGTGAAGTACCGACCGTGTTCATCGGTGTCGACATCCCCGAATATCTACAGAACTACTGGGACTCAAGCTATCTGTCGGTGCAGTACTGGCGTAAAGGCGTCGAGGCGGCGCGTGAAGCGGTCTTGGCGCGGCCTGAGATCATCGAACAATGGACGAAGAACCACAGTACCGAGGCCGTGCCCTCGCCAATGTCATCACCGACGGCGACAGTGACAACGTGAAGGGGGGCGTGTTCGAGCTGCCCGGTGGCCACGTGTCACCGCCAACAGCCGAGTTCGCCGAGCAAACAGCGTTGTACGAACGGATGCTCCAAGAGTTCCCCCGCATCGGCAAGGCGATTTCGTCGATGCCGCCGGAACTTCGCGGCGCCGCGTTCGACTGCCTCCTGGAGGCATTGACCAACTCCATTGTCAAACAGCAGGACACGGCCATGGCCCAACGGTCACAATGAGGGTATGAGAATCCTCGTCACCGGCGGCCGGGACTACGACGACTGGGAAGCCATCTACCAGGAGCTTGCCAGGTACGACCACCACGATCCGAAGCCGACGCTGGTCCACGGCGACTGCAAGACCGGTGCCGATTTCCTGGCCGCACAGATCGCCCATGATCTGGGATGGACGTTGGACCCGCACCCGGCCAAATGGCACATCTACGGTGATCCGGCTGGGCCACACCGAAACGAAGAGATGGCTCACGCCGAGTGCGATGTATGCATCGTGTTCCCCGGCGGGAAAGGCACCGCCGACATGGAGCGGCGGGCACGCCGGGTAGGCATGGCCCTGATCCTGGTCGGCGACGACGAGACAGTCACCCAATCCACCCTGTTCTAAACAGGATTTTAGTTCGCCCGGCCGCGCCTCTCCATGACGGAGGGGCGCGTTTCTTTACGCACCAACAGGAAGGACACTCATGATTTCGTACCGCACTGTCGATTTGGCGAGGCTGAACTCAGCCACCAAGTACCCGTCGATCGACACGTACCACCGGTTGGACCCCAAGACCGGAGACCTCACCGAGGCGCTGAACCACTCTTTCACCGGCGACGTGTACATGACCGAGAAGATCGACGGCACCAACGGCCGGATCGTGCTGTGCCCGGACGGGTGGATCATCGGATCGCGTAACGAACTGCTCACCGGTGAGGGCGACCTGATCGTCAACCCCAAGGAATCCATTGTGGAAACCTTGATGTATTCGGCTGAGCGGTTGAGCCATCGCAACGCCGATGAGAACGTGATCGTGGCGTACTTCGAGGTCTACGGATCTCAAGGACCCAAAGCGAAGCAGTACTCCCACAAGGGTAAAACCAACGGCTGCCGCCTGTTCGACATCGCGACCATCCCGACAGAGGTTCTCGACTGGGAACCGTCCAAGATTTCCGGTTGGCGTCAAAACAGCGGTCAGGATTTCGTGCCCGCGCATCTACTGCCGTCGTGGGCCGACGCGATGGGTGCTGACCTGGTGCCGTGGGTCGGCGGCATCGACGGCAGCCAGTTGCCGACCGGTGTGGATGAGACCGAGGCTTGGATGCAGGATCTGGTGCCGTTGACTCAGGCCAACCTCGACCGGGCCACACCCGGAGCTGCTGAAGGTCTGGTGATCCGTTCGGAGAATCGTTCGGCGATCGCCAAGTTGCGGTTCGAGGATTACGGCCGCACCCGCGTCCGCTCCAGGAAGTGAGAAGTGGTGCCGGGCGTTGGAGGTCGCCCGGCACCGGTCTTGTTTTTACAGCCCCCGCTTGATGGTGAACACCAGGGCTTCCAGGCCGTTCAGCACCGGCGATGCGTCGCCGAGCTTGGAGTCGCGGACCTGCTTGAGGCCGTTGTTGTCACGGCATTGCACGCAGTTGCCGCTGGGGTTGGAGCGGCGGCTCTTGCGCCATGGTCCGGGCACGGTCATGTGTCCTCCTAAAGGATGCGGGATGCGAACCCCCACAGCATAGCCACCTGTCGATGGGCTCGATACGGGAACGGTTTGATCGTCAGGCTCGGCAACGGCGTGAAGCGATGTAATCTGGGCCCACAAACAAAAATTGCCCGCCATCAGCTGCAAACCTGATGACGGGCAGAAAAGCTTGGGGGAAACCAAGACCTCTTTCACGTAGGTCTTAGGTTAACCGGGGCTGCCCGTCACGTCCAACGTGACGTAACGGAAAAGCCCACCCAAAATCGGGCATTCCAGGCAGCTTCAGATGCCGAACGGATCACATTTTGGTCGCGGTTTCCTCCTCAGAGAGGGAATCGCCATGCCAACCATCCGCAAGACCTCCAAAGTCGGGTCCGGGTACACACAGATCCACAACAGCTGCTTTCGCGGGCTGCTGTCCGCCGTCGAGGTGGCCATCTTGGGCCACGGCCTGTCCCACATCGACGGCTGGGAATTCCACCGCGAAGATCTCGACACCGTTTTCGAGGACATCGGGAAAACCCGCCTGGAAAAAGCCCTCAAAGGGCTTCGCCTCAAAGGTTTTCTGGAGATGACCAAACTTCGCGACGATGACGGCTGTTTTGAGTGGGAGTGGGACTTCACCGCCGACCCCACCTTCGCCGCCGCACGCGCCACCGACAACCCGGATGGCAACATCGTCGATTTGACGGTAGAGAATGCGAAGGTCACACCACAACCCCAAAACGAGGGTGTGGTCCCACCTGCGGAAACTCCCGGAAACGGACAAATTGGGGCAAAACCAGACACCCGTTTTCCAGGGTATGGTGAACGGGGTTCTGGTGGTAGTAAGGAAGAGAACCCCAGTAGAGAACAACAAACCCCCCCCTACCCCCCCAGCGCACCGAACGCCGGATCATCCGAGACCCCGAACCAGGGGGGGGAGATTGATCCACCCGAACAAACCCCAGCGGTGAGCGCCTACGACGACGGAGCCATCGCCATCTGGCGCACCGTCCTCGGCGACGACAAAGACCGGATGAGCATCCGTGAAAAACGCGAACTTGTCGCCCGCCTCGCCGAAGTCCTGGCCTCCGGCTGCGAATCCAAACAAGCCACCGACAGACTGTCCGGCGTCGACAAAGCCCACCACCCCTTCGCCGCCGCCTGTGCCCGCCTCAGAGGTCTCGAAACCGAATACGGCGACCCACACCCACAAAACGACCCATTCGCCTCTGAGCCAGCCCCTGACGGCGCTGGCGGCACTGTCCCGCCGCACTGCGGCCAATGCTCTGGCGGTCCCGCGCGCAGTCGAACCTACCGGCACAAGTTCAACCTGGACGGCAGCATCGGCGCGATCTGCGAATGCAACCCCGCCCACCCCCTGCACATCAACCAACTCGCCTAGGAGGCGACACCGTGCCAGAACCGATCAGTGACCCGACCTCGTTGAATGCCACCGATTCTGGTGACATGCCCAAGGCGAAAGTGTGCGATATCGACAAACACCAGTGGATACTGTCTATCGGCGATGGAACGGTTTCTATCCATTGCGCGGCAACGGATTGCTGGGATATCCGTACGCGCGCCAAGACCAGTGCCGATGATGTTTTCCTGCTGTCTGAGTTCTGGGATCGGATCTACGGTGAATTCCCCGTCGACGTGAAACCGGTGAGCGAACCGGCTGGCCCCGACGGCGACGAAATGTGGCTTGAAGTAATCGTTCGGCGCATACCTGACGGAGGACCGGATGGCGTCACGTCCAGGACCGGCCCCTGAGAGATCGGCCGCCGACAAGCTTGCGGCACAACGTGAAGCCGAACTGACCGAACAGAAACGGATCGTCGACGCGTTGACCAAGTGGGCGACACCGTGCCAAGACTGCGGTGGGGAAGTGATTTCCTGGCCCGGTTTCCATGGATACCCGTTTGTAATGGAGTCGCCACCTAATATCAAAGGTCCCCTGATCGGCAGGACTGTCACCTCAGGGGGAGAAGTCTTCATCGGACACCGGAAAGCGAGTAACCGGTCGACGATGGGTTTCTACCCACACATCTGCCATAGAACCACAAAGGACACAGATGACGTTCGCCGCACCGGGCAAACTGACCTTGACGATACAGGTGGGCCGCATTGACCCCCAGATCGACGATCTGATCAACGCGACCCTGGCCGCCGACATAGCCGTCTACGGCCATCCCGACCTCACCGTCGAAGACGACACCGAAGATGTCTTGTTGACACTGTGGAAATGGCTGAGCCTTTTGATGAGCAAACTCAGCGATCAAATCGCGCTCCGCCAGTCCGCCGCCGACCAAGCGGGAATGTCCGACACCCAACTGTCCGATCTGCAATACGCCATCGGCGCCTACGAAGCGACCGAAAAGATCCGCACCATCCTCATCGGCACCCTGTTGTCGTTGGCTCCCGATAACGTGGACCAAAACCAATCCAAAACAGCTGAAAGCGAGTTACCAAAGTGGCCGGTGAAACCGTGATCACGGTAGTCGGGAACCTGACCGAAGATCCCGAACTGCGTTACACCCCATCAGGTGCGGCCGTCGCGAAGTTCAAAGTCGCCTCCACCCCCCGGACCTTCGACAAGCAAACCGGTCAATGGGTGGATGGAGAGGCATTGTTCCTGCCGTGCAACGCATGGCGCCAACTCGCAGAGAATGTCGCCGAAAGCCTCAAGCGCGGCAGCCGAGTAGTCGTACAAGGAGCTCTGAAGCAACGCACGTATGAAACCCGTGAAGGCGAGAAGCGCACCGTTTTCGAACTGGAAGTCGAAGAAGTTGGCGCCTCGTTGAAGTTCGCCACCGCGACAGTCAGCAAGGTATCCCGTTCCAACACCGGCCACGGTGGTGGCCACGCTGCCCGACCAGCGGCAGCAGCCGCAGCCCCGGCCGACGACCCGTGGTCTACCACACCCACAGGAAAAGGCTTCACCGAAGAACCACCGTTCTAGTCCACAGTTGTTGACACTCCCCCGAAAGTAAGAGAAGACATGGCTTCCAAGAAGAAGACACTTTCAATCAATCTGGTTGCCGAGCCCGGTCAAAAGCTTCCCAAAGAACTCAGGAACATCAAGATCTCCTGGCAGTTTCTCAACAATGAGTACGGCCGGAAGTTGTTGGAAAAGAACGAGGGCAACCGGAACATTTCCGAAGCGTCGGTACGTAAGTACAACTCTGACATGAAAGACGGTAAGTGGTGGACCAACGGCGACGCCCTCCGGATCGACAACACCGGGAACCTTATGGACGGCCAACAACGTGCCACCTCCGCTGCCCGGCTTGAGGACCCCGCCGTTGGTCACTGGACGTTGCAGGCCGCCGGGTTGGACCCCAAAGTAAGACCGACAATAGATGTCGGTCGACCGCGATCGTTCGCCGACGAGCTGAAGTTCGAAGGAGAAGAGAACACCACTGTCCTGGCGGCCGTCATCAAACGGGCTTACGCCTGGGAAGCCATCGGAGAACGATGGGACGTTTTCAGGGTCGCGCCGAGCCATCAAGCCATGATGGAGTATTTCAGGGGCGACGAAGAATACGGGCTGCCGGATAACCGTGAACTCCTGCGGTGGGCTGCCGGAGAAGCAGCGGCGGCACAAAGCCAGATCATAGGCAAAATGGCACAGTCCACATTCGGGTTCCTGCTGTATCTGACCACAATGTACGGCGACAAGGAGAAAGCCCGACAGTTCTGGGTCGACGGGGTCCGCGAACTGGACGGCATACCCAAAAAACACCCGGCGCACCGCCTTCGTAAAAGGCTGGGAGAAATCACCGACAGCGATCTGACAGGTAGGAACCGGCGCCTAGACCAACCCGAGACCCTGGCCTACTGCATTCAAGCCTGGAATGAGTTCTGGACAGGGGAATGGGAGTCAGCCACCACTATCAGCAGACCGCGCGGAGGATGGTCACGCGAGAACATGCCCATCCTGCTTCCCAAGGACAACCGTGGCTACCCGGACGGCCCGAACGCAAAGCCCAAAGATGGGTGGAGCCCCAACCGAGAATTCATCGTCGGTGACGAAGAAGGATGGGATTAACCAGTGAGGTTCTACAAAGTCATCGTCGACTACGGTGACGACGACGAGACGATGGAAGGTTCCTTCTCCGACGTCAACGCGGCCCTGACCACTGCCGACGACAACATCGCCTGCGACGTTGACGAACTTCTCGACAACGAGAAGGACCCGTATATCTTCGCTCACCAGCATGCCCCTGACCGGCTCGACCGGCACGGGAAACTCCAGCTGGCATGCCCGGACGGCCGCATAATCACCGTCCTGGCCGAAGACATCGAAAAAAGCCCTACACAGACGGTTCAAACCGGTGCCGAACCGGCAGAAGAATGGCCGACCATGGGTTAGATAGTGACATTGGAAAAGCGCCGAGATTGAATATGGATCTCGGCGCTTTTTCGTACACTAAAATGTCGTACCTGCCCTGCATGCTCAGAGATAAGCTTCAATTTAGGAAGGATCGATCTGGTGACTATCGACACCGAGACAAAAGAATCTGAAGGCACACTGAGGTACATCATGCGGGGTTATGACGGACCCCGAGATATCCAGTCGCAAAGAGCACTGGCCACGATGTTGTCCGACTCCGATATGTTGGGCGACAGGTACCACAGGAAGCCCGCCAACATTGTTCGTATGATGTGGAAAGCCATGGCGATGGATATCCCATTGGATACCACGCTGGAACAGGTCGGTGAGTACAAGGGCAAAACCTGCGTCACCAACGCGTTGATGCTGGCGTTGATGCGTCGTGGCGGTTTGACGGTTGACGTTCAAAAACGTGATGAAACCGGGACGCTCCTTCTGATCACCCGGCCCGGTCACAAGCCTGAACAGGTCGGATACACGATGGAGGACGCCGAGAAGGCCGGGCTCGTGGATGACAAGAATGTACGTACCGGCGGGACCATCAAGTCTCAGTACAAGCTGCGTCCCAAGACGATGCTGTTCTGGCGGGCGGTGGCCGAGGCGTCACGAATGTGCGGGTCCGACATCACCAATGGTCTGAGCCTGTACACCAGGGAAGAGCTGGAGGCCATCCCCGACGAAGAGGTCATCGCACAGGCCGTCGACACACCCGGTGCGGCGCGATTGGACATCAACACCATCTTGGGTGAGGCTGTCACCGCGCAGAGCAAATTCGACAAGGCGATGTGGGAAGACGCCTGGCGTAAAGCAGCGGCGGCCGGGCTGATGGATCTGGCCGCTGACCTTAAAGACCCCGAGTCGTTGAAGGTCGGGGAAGAGCTGACGATCATCGGTAAGAACATCGTGGAATCGTTGAAGGAACTGGAAGAATTCGGTTTCAACCACCTCCACACCGGTTCGGACAGTGAACTGTGGAATACCGCGATCACCGGTTGCACCACGCTTCAGCAGATCGATCTGCTGAAGCTGTACTCCAAAGCCTGCGACATGGGCGACAGGTACAAGGCCGCGATCGGGAAGCAGCGTGAACAGCTCGCATCCGCCGGGATGGTGCCGGAGGCCGATACGGTCGGGGCATGAACTCAGTGCAGTCGGTCCACCACGCTTCGCAGGAGGCGTGGCGGGACCTCACCACCGCCCGGACGTTCGATCCGTTCGAGATCCATGTGACGTCTTTGGAGTCCTGCCTGCGGCAGTTGCATTTTCGCGCCACAGGCGAGGCGATCACCGATCCCGATACCTCAACGCCGTCGATGAAGATCGCCGCACACGAGGGCACCGCGATCGATGCCCTGTACGTCCCGTATTTCGCCGCCGCGTGGGCCAAAACCGACCCGACATTGGAGGTCGTGCACCCGCACTTCAAGTTGCGGCACGCGCGCGACGGCGTGGCGATCATCGGGGAGTCCGATGTGGTGGCGTTCGGTCCGGACAACACCGCGCAGGTGTGGGATCTGAAAACCTGCGAGTACAGCAAGTGGGACGCGTGCGCGGCCGGGGAAATCCCGGACGCGCACGCGTTGCAGGTCATCTGTTACGCCCGGCTGATCGAACTTCAGACCGGGCGCCGGGTTACGGACATGCACCTGTACTACCTCGACCGGTCAGACCCCGAGGCGTACAAGGATTTCCGCAGGTCAGCCCGGTACTTCACGACCAGTCAGACATTCACTGATGCGGATCGTCAGATGGCCGATACACTGTTCGACCGAGTGTTTTCCGCTGCCAAGAGCACCGCCGAGGCTCCCCGATGGTTCGGGGACGAACGGGGGAAGATCAGCAGCCGGTTCTCGCCCTGCCACAAGTGCCTGTGGCAGACGCGATGCCTGGGAAAACCGGTTCACGGCCAGGACGCCACCCTGGCCGTCGACGTTGAGGCCGCCGGTCAACTGATCGGTGGCTGGGCCGAGGCACGCACCGACAAAGCGGAGGCGGTCGCCAAGCTCAAGGACTTCATCCGGGCCGAACTGGACAAAAACAAAAAGTCCAAAGTAGAAGGAAGGTTGAAGGAACTTGTCATAGCCTTGAACCTGGACCGCGATTTCTACGACGCCGGAAACGGCACCGTCTTGGAACTGTACGACAAACGCGGCGGCGAGATCAAAGACCAGGAAGCCATCGAAAAGATCCTCAGCGATCTGGGAATCAAAATCCCCACCAAGCCCCGAGCGGACTCGCCAGCACTGCGCATCCGCAAGGACACATAAAAACACGCAGCCCACTGTCTGAATCGGACAGTGGGCTGTTTCGTACCGATTCACTTTGATGGGAGTCTCGATGAATCAACCATATGGTATCAACCACGACGGTGACTTCTACCGATACGAGGCACAGGCCAACTGGGAAGCCGACAACACCGGGACACCGGTGTGGCACATCCGGATCGTCGAGGTCAGCCAAGTCGAAGACGACGACGGCAACAGCACCTACTACGCCAAAGAAGTCACCGAGGTCGTCAGCGACCAGCAGCGCATCAACCGGGCCGTCGACATCACCAACTACCGTCCCGGTTTGGGCGCCGCCCTCAAAGACCGGAACTGGGCACGCCTGTCGGGCCGCCCCTGGCTGTACGTCAGGCGGCGCCAGGCGCACGTAGCGCCCCTGGCGCCGCCGATGGTCCACCAGTGCGGGAACACCACTGACGACGCCCTGATGGCCCGTATGGCGGCCCGCATCGACCGGTGCCCGGCCTTGAGCATCACCGACCTCCAGGAGGCCCGCAAAGCCGTCAAGCCCGCACACCACCACGACCCCACCGTGCTGGCCGCCGCCATCACCGCCAAACACCTCCAGAACGCCACCATCCGCCAAGTAATCTGACCGGTGTGGGGTGCGTCAGTTGTCCAGCGCACCCCACCCACCCCCCTTTTTCCGAAAGGCACCCCTATGAGCGACATGGGCCAATCCAACTTCACATTCCGTGGAGATCATCTCCAGGCGCTGCGAGACTTCACCGCCACCCGGCCCGGCACCACGATGACCGACAACGCACGGGCGGCATTGGATCTGTTCATCGCGGTGCAGACGATCGACCCGGCCGCCGCTATCGGTGCCGCCACCGACGCCGAATACCCGTTGGCGATAAGCGGTGAGATCGACCCGGCCTGGCGGGAACGTCTGGCCGATCCGAGCTTCCACGGCTTCATCATGGATGAATCCAGCATCGACGAACTGAAGTACAACCCGAACGCCCGATACATACTGTTCCAAGCGATCAGATCGTTCAAGTCCCCGGTACGAATCGCCACCAGCGGCCCAAAAATGATTGCCGACCTCGGAATGACCAAAGCACAAGCCGTGATCACCTTGGCCCGGCATTCATTCCGACGCATCAGCCTGGCCGCCATCGACACCGACGCGCTGGCAGCGATCATGGAACTGTCCACCAAGGACCCGATGCTTCTGTTCTCCTGTGCGCACGCCGCCGTGGAGGCCCGGCGGCAGGACGGCTGGACGGTCTTGACCACCGCTGTTTATCTGGACACCTACACCCAATTGGGTGTACGGGCCATCGCCGTGCCGCATGCTTGAGGCATGACGATCACCATTCCCGCACCGATCCGTGAAGTCACCGTCGAGTTTTTGATCAGCTGGCACTACGGCGTCCACATTCTGCCCGGCCAGACCGGGAAACCCTTGTCGACCCGGATGTCGTACACCGCATCGATCGCACCCCTTGACGGCGTCCGCATCGAATACCGGTGGATCACTCGCGGTGCCGACGCGGTGCTGTGGCTGGCCACCGACGACGGCCACCGGGTACAGATTCCGCTTGCCGGGCAGGGGCACGTGGTCGAACCCCAGTTCGACGACCTGTTCGACGCATGGATCGGCCTACTTCGTAACTACCCCAAGGAGAACACCACATGCGAACCGTCCACACCAGACAACTTTGTGTCGGGGATGTCATCGACAGTCCGCTCTATAACCGCCGGGGTGAGCTGACCGGCCGCACTGAGGAAGTCATCATCGAATCGATCGCCGACTTCCACAACGGCATACAACCAGGCGTTCAGGTCGCCATCGGCGGCGGAGCGATGCTCAACATCCCGCACGGCGACGTCACCGTCTACTCCCCGATCTGACCGACAAACAAATCAGCGGCCCGCTGCGCGAACAGCGGGCCGCCTCACTCTTGTCATTCAGATTTGGAGAACACACTCATCGTACAACCAGACACCATCGCTCCACCGGGAACTGACTCGTCCCGAGCAAGATGTTCTGGCACCGGAAGGTTTCAGGCCGCCACCAGGTGCGGCATTTGCGCACCGATCTTGCGACGCCGGGTCTCACACCGGTCCGACCGCACCTGGTCATACACCTCGATAGCGGCAGCCCACTGCCGTTCGGCCTCGGCCTCTTCCCCGATGGCCAGTTGGGACTTACCCACCAGGTAGGAATCCATCGACCAGACTCGGGCATGGGTTTCCATGTTCCACAGGTCCCGCGCGGTAAGGAAGTACTGCGCCGCATCAATGTGGGCACCCATCGCGGTCAGCGCGTGCGCCGTCTGTGTCAACAGGTTCGCCTTCTGCGGGCACCACGCCGAAACATACGACGGCGTCGAATCATCCGGGTCGGTGTTCAGGTGCGGCCCGGCCGCCGCGATCGCCTGGCGTGCCGACACCTTATCGCCGGTCTCGGCGTAACAGCGGGCGGCGGCGATCAGCATCAACGCCGCCACATGCCCGCCCATGCCCTTGGTGCGCCGCACCGCCTCTTCGGCGGCGGCCACACTGTTGCCCGGTTTCCCGATGTCCAGTCCGTGCAGAGCCTGCGCCCGCAACAGCCACGCATCGTGCCCCGGTCCTTGAGACTCCTCGGCCAGGGTCTGTGCCCGCCGGAACTGGAGTTGCGCCCGGCCGTCGTCGCCAGTGTCGTGTGCTTTCCAGCCACGCAGGAACGCCGCCTCGGCCGCCACGGTGAACATGTCGGTCCGTACCTGCGGGGTGTCGAAGTCCCCGGCACAGTATTCGGCCATGTCGCCGTATAGGAAACCGTCCAGGGCGCGGGTTCCCCGCGCCCCGCCGAACTGTTCGTCGTACTCCTGCAACGCTTCCAGGTGTTTTCGGGCCGCCACGACATCGTCGGCGGTGACTTTTACGCCCGATCCGGGGGAGATCGGTCGGTTCCCGGCGTCGGCCGGAAGTGCCAGATTGACGGCGGCGGCGCCGGTCATGAAGACCATTCCCCGCATCACATCTCGTCTGTCCATTTCGAAGCATCCTATCTGGAGTGCCATTTGAGGGGTGTGTACCGGCGTCATCCACAGCTGTGCCAGATATCGGCCGGTACCAAAGACTTTATCGAGATCTTCGGCCAGGACAAGAGACCCGAATCGGATACCCGATTCGATCTGCGACAGGTTCGACGCCGTCGTATGCGCCAATTTCGCCAGGCCACGCAAGGTCAAACCACGCTGACCGCGCAACCGTTTCAATTCGATACCAAACATCGCCGCTCCAGGGAGTGAACAAGAGTGAACAAGACAACTCTTGTGAGCACGGGGTATGTAGGCAAGGCTATCTGGTGACGGCGAAAACCGCTGATGAGGTGACTGCAATGAGCACAATGGCGATTGAAGACACTGGATTCGACCTGGACGTTATCTCCGCGAAATTCCAGGAAAGATGGCACATGCACGTCAACGACTGTCCCGACTGTGCCACCGCCTGGAGCCAGCACAAACGGGTGTGCCCCGAAGCCCAACAGATGTCATACCTCGGCCAGGCAATGCAGTATGCCCAAAAAGCCCTCGCCGGGCCACAAACCTAACTATCCCCACCCAGTTGGGGCCGTGAACGTGTCGGGTGAAGACGCACGTTCACGGCCCCACCCCCGTTTACCAGTCGGTACTGGTTTTCCTACGCCGCAACGACATCACCGTCAACAGCGCCACACCCACCACCAACAGCACCACCGCGCTGATGATCATGCTGGTCGCCGAGAACCCCGTAATCGGCAGACTCGGCACCGGGTCACTCTGCTGCACCGTGGCGGTATCACCGGCCGAAGCACTCACAGAAGCGCTGGCGCTTCCGGATTGGTCCGGCGACGGGGTGGCGACGTCATCGCTGGGGGAGATGGTCACCGAGGCGTCATCGGACGGTGAGGCCGTCGCCGAGTCGGACGGGAACGGGCAGGTATCGGGGTTGGTCAACGGATGCGGTGTCGGTTTGCATTCGGTCACCGGTTCGTCGTCAAACGTCGGGTCCTGCAACCACTGCGGGAAGTAATCAATCACTCGCATACAGTAATCGTTGGTGGGTCCACGGCAACGTCAGTCCATCTGCCAACCGGCGCGGAACGATATGAACGTGCAGGTGAGAAATCGTCTGCGTCGCCGCTGCCCCCACGCTGGTGATCAGGTTGCACGGTGGCCGCGCCAACCGGGCTGCCGCCGCCGCTACCATCGCCGTCACATCCGGATCGGCCAGCGCATCGGGCACATGCACCACCGGCGCCACCAGTAGGTGTCCGTCGCACACCGGTTCCAGCGGGATGAACGCCACCCAGCCGTTCCCGCGACGCATACCGTCGGGGTTGGCCCGGCCCGCGACGATGTCGCAGAAAGCGCACGGCGTCGACGGAGAACCCACGCCACATTCTAAGCCCCAAATGTCCATATTTGTACGGTATGGTCGGTTTCGGCGGCGGGTGACGGCGAACCATTCGGGGGAGAGGGGCGCCCACCCGCGTCAAGCGGTCCCCGCCGCCAACTCACCGAACTGATCCGCACCCGGTCCAGGCGTGTCAAGATGATGGCCTCTTCACCCATCCCACGCTAGGTAACCGCATGCATCATCCCGTCATACACGTCCGCTTGATCCGTGCCTCCACGCTGACCTCGGGCACCACGATCATGTGGTACGGCCCCTACCAGCAGATCCACTGGGGACAATACTTGGGCACCGAGCCCGTCGACGAAGAATCCTGGCCCCGGATGCTCACCATCAAGATCGCCCCCGGATGCGCCGCATGGCCCAAGAAGGTCCAAATCCTTCTCGGGGCAACGGTGACTCAGGTCGTCAATCCCGACACTCTTCCTCCGGTGTCCACGGTTCAGGTGAGTCGGTGCTGATCAGCCTGGCCACCAGGCGTCTATTGTCGTCGGCGCCGATGGCCACGTCCCAGCGTTCGCACGGCAGGAAGCATCGGCACGCCAGCAGACATCCGCTGGGCTGTTGCGCCACGGCGAGGATGTACGTGGCCACACCGCACATCGGGCAGGTGACCACCGGCCGAGAAGAGGTAGAAGAAGACACCCTCACAGCGTAATATCGCAGGCGATCATGTCTGTCCCGTTTATCGGGGTGAGGCGGTCCGTTCCAGGCGACGGGCCGCCGTTTTCGTGCCGCGACACCATCCGACAAATCACCGTAAAAGCCACATACCTCACATATCGTTCGGTGGGGCGTCGGCCGAGAGTGTTCTGTAGTGGTTCCTCATCTCCCTTCCGAGGCGGTTCGACGCCCCACCAATAAACCACCCAAATACGGACATTCCACATAAACTAGACATATGGGAATTTCCGATAAGTTCAAGAAGAAACCGACCACCGCCACCACTGTCGCCACCACCGGCGGTGTCGCCGCCCTCGGTGTCGCCGTACTCAACGCCAGTTCGTTCCTCGACCCGGACCTGGTCGCCGAACTGACCGAAAAGATCAGCACCGGCGGTCTGACCGTCAACTCGATCGTCACCGCCGTCCTGGTCTGGTTCATCGCCAAAAACCGGAAGAAGGCCCACGACCTGCAAAAGCAGCTCGATGAACTCATCATCGACGCCGACACACCACCGGAAGACCCCATCGAAGACGACGACATAGCCGGTCCCGACAACAAGACCGTGTAACCGTGGGCAATAAAATGGCGACCCGTTGATCGCGGCAACGGGTCGCCGATTCTTCCGAAGGACCGGAACAAACAGAACAAGGCATGTTCAATCTCCGATACTACCTGTCCCACCATGAATGCGGTCAACACCCGCAAACGTTGCGGCACACCACTTCCCCGACAGGAGCACCATGCCCCCGCACTTCTCGATGCGCGAACGCGCCATCATGTACGTCCTCAAAGACAGCCCCGAACCCCTGACCACCCAAGAAGTCGGCGACCGCACCGTCACCGGCTCCTTCAACGCGGCAACACTATGGACGCTAGAACGGTGTGGCCTGATCACCGGAAAATGCCGGGCCTGCAAACCCCCCCAAGGCGTGTCCACCTTCGACCGGTCACACTTCGAACTCCCCAGTTCACATGTGGGACAAAAGGTTTGGTCACTGAACCTGCGCGGATCGATGACCGTCGACCAGATCGACCCCGACCCCCAATCGCGCGCCGAACTCGTCGACAAGTGGCGCCACAGGCTCCGCCGCCGCTACATCCTCTTCGAAGCCGGTCTGTGGGCTTTTCTGATCCTGTTCAGCTACGGGATCATGTGGTTGTTGTTCGGCCGGTTCGACCCCGCATCGTTTTTTGCCAACCTCGGCGGTGGACTGGCCGGGTTGCTGGGATGCAAGCTGTTCATGAAAATCTGCAAAAATCGACGTAAAGTCGACAAAAAGACAGGATAGGGACATGCTGAACGCAGCGACGCTGTACACCATCCGGCGACTCAAGACCGGCACCACGATCACCACCGAGCCCGACGCCATGTGGGTCATCGACGGCGACGGCCACCCCGGACCCCTGTGGGACGGCCTGAGCGTCCACGTCGACGGCTCCAGCGTGTACGTCGAGCACATGGTCACCCCCGGCGGCAAAGACCCGGCAGGATTCAAACCAGTGGTCACAGACGACCGAGGCACATGGGGCTGGCAGAAACTGTCCGACACCGGTATGAAGATCAAAACCGCTGTAGCCGCCGCCATCAAAAACCACCATGGCCTACCGGTCTCCGGCTTCTACGAACTCATCGGACCGGGCATCGCCCGCAACCCGCACAAACTCACCAAGCATGTCCTCAAAGCACACGGCATCGACGCGGACGACGCCGACGCATTCCCACAGCCGTTCCCGCGCAACTATTACGCCCTGGCAGACTGGATGGCCACGCACGACCAATACCTTGGCGTCGCCTGGTTCCACCGGGCAGACCCGTACTCCACCGTGCTGATGCGCAAGAAAGATTTCAAATAGATAGAAGGAGCAGTATCGTGCCCGTCTCCCCCGGCACCGTACCCGAACACACCCATCCGGCGGTCATCGACGGATATATGGCGTCCATTGAGGACTTCTCACAGCGAGTCCTGACCGCTGAACCCGGAAGCGTTTACCAGTGGGACAAACTCGCCCAGCTCAAACGCACCGTCGAATACCTGTGGAACCACATGACCACCGAAGAAAACCAGTGGAAACCACCGCGCCCACAAGCGAGCGCCACATGAAAAAATGCCGCAGCCACACCAATGCGGGCCGCCTGGCCACCACCTGGAAGATAGCCTCAGCACTGGGATATCTGTTCGGGATGTGGTTCATCATCCCGCAGGATGCCGCCCCGATGCCGGTGAAGAACACTGTGGCCATGTGGGTCCTGGTGATCCTGTGCGTGACGTCGACAATTTGCGCGGCGGCCCACACTGTCCAACTCAAATACGACAGTAGCCAATGCCAATCCTGCCACCCGGAAACCCGGACGCAACGGGATGTCGGATGACTTCAGCGCCAAGACTTCTCTCAATCTACCATCGTGTACAGTGGAGTAACCTGACCAAGGTTCTGTCCAAAATGGATATTCATCCTGAATCGGCCGGGAAAATTTCCGACGACCCCGACGCCGTCTATGAACTCGTCGTCGAAACCGACAGCGCCTGGGAAATCATCACCAAAATCCTCACACTGATGCGGCTGCGCGTATTCCGCGTACCCGTCCCACACCCCACCAAGGACCACCTCATCCTGCCACCGGACCACGAGCCCGACGAAGACGGGTACCGAAACTACATCGTCCAACCCATACCGGAAGAAAACTAATCAACGATGAAACACCTCGTACATTATGGAGACAAGATTCTCTACGCGATGGTGCCCCTGTTCGTCGTCATAGAGTTCGTGTCCTACTTCACCCTTATATTGACACCATTCTATGTACTGGTTGACTGGCTGGTCCCACCCCATTTCCAAAGTCTCGCCTACGCACCCGTAATGACATGGATAATCATCTCGATGTCCCGCTTCTACCAACTCCAGCCATGGTGCGGCGCGTGCAACGCACACTGGAGCGGCGAAAACGAACTATCCCCACCACGACCATTTGAAGCCGACCGATGGAAATAGAACAAACCCCACCCACCTGGCGCGGCCTCACCACCCGATACCGCCAAGCACTTCGCACCATGGGCGCCGACCTTCCCAACTGCCTACCCGGCGAACCCGCCGAATGCGGCGACAACGACATCCAACACCTGACGTTCTACCTCGCCGCCATCACCGCATGGGCCACCATCGACATCGGCCGCACCTACGACACTTTCGGCGACGACGCCATCACAGACATCAACCGGCACTTCGCCAACCAACACACCTACCTGACCCACTCCGGCGAACGCACCCTGCAAATCGACGACATCCTCGCCGAACTCTCCATAGCCTGGCAAGAACATAACCGCTGACCAGGCAAAACGCTCCCAAATCCACGCACAGCCCCGAACAGGCATCCCCCCGGACCCGAACAAGGAGAAACCTCGTGTTCCGACCCGACGATGACCGAAAACTCGCCAACCGAATATCCACCCGCTCCACCAACAAACAAGGCACCACCGGCCCCCTACGCCAACTCCTGATCCACCGGCTCCGCCCCGCATACAAAGCCATCTGGCGCGTCGGCCTCAAAGACAGAATCCACCTAGCACCCACCAAAGGCCACATCTACTGCGAACCATGCAACCAATGGTTCCCCGCCAACTCCGGCACCGACGAATTCACATGCCCTGTCTGCGATCGCATGTACGTCCAAGAACTCACCATCTACACCTGCTTCGACGACCCGGAAGAAACCGATGACACTGATTAACTGGTGGTACCGCACCTGGCACCGATTCAACACCACCCCTATGCACACGAGCACTTGGGAAGACGTCCATCGCTATGCCTGGTGGGCTCTTGGCAACGGCGTCGACGCCATCAACCAGGAATGGCTGATCCTGTCCACCCACTCCGAACAAGCGCGACACCAAACCATCAGCGACAACCCGCGACGCGTACTGGAACTGGCCAAAGTCAGGCGCCGCAACGGATACACCGTCACAATCTACCGGCGCTGCAAGATCATCTCAGACTGGAAAGAAACCACAGAATAACCACCAGCCCCAAAGCAACCAAGCACTGCTGTAACACCAAACCCACTAAGCTAAAGTAACCACCATGGGAAACCCAATTAGCGTCCGCGCCGAAATACCAATCACTGAACAGGAAATGATGACCGTCAAAGAAGTTTCCACCCAGTTGCGAATCTCCAAGATGACCGTCTACCGGCTCCTCGAACGGGGAGACATCCCCTCAATCCGAGTCGGCCGGGCATACCGAATCCCCAAATTCGGCCTTCAACGCTTCCTCACCCAGACAGCCACAAAGGACCCGAAGTTATGCCCAAAATCGTGTGCCCCACCTGCGAGGGAAAAGGCTTCATCGCAGAAGAAAAAGCAGGTAAAAGCCCATTCGACGGGAAAATCGAACCCGTCCACACCACCAAAACCTGTCCACAGTGCAAGGGAAAAAAAGAAGTCAAGTTCTAATGACTGGCATCATGTGCCCCACCTGCGGTGGTCTAGGCGGAACCGCGCGAGAACGCGCAGCACTCGGCCCAATCCGAGACCCATACACCCGCGAACTACTCGTAGCCGCCGGAACCGTCGGAACGCTGCAAGAGTTTGACAGATGCCGCACCTGCAAAGGCGAGGGCACCATACCATCCAGGTCAGAAGAATCCTTAAAGGACAGCAATGGTTAGGCACATCCAAGCCATACTCGCCTACGGCCACGCCCTCGGCGACAACTACGGATTCGGACACGACAACAAGGATGTACCGGCATGGATGATCCACACACTCGGCCCAGAAATAGGTGCTGAACAGGCACTTCGTTCCGCAGTCGGCTTCACTGAAACCGACTGGCGCGTTGAAGGCTACAACGACCGGCTCCAAGCCGCCGACGAACGCGTCGGCATGGAACTTGTCATCCATGGCGACCTGCTCGGCGGCGACCCGAACTACATCTTGGCCGCCACCCACACCGTCGCAGACCTCGGTGCCCCCGCCAGCATCACCGACCTCGACCCATCGGACAACTCCGACCGCCGCCTGGCATGGGCGCTGAAGGTCTTGGGCATCACACCGGTGTCCCTGAAACCACAGTGGTATCTCGCAGCATTGACCGGTTGACCAGCATAGATATGGCGCCGACTTTCGCACAGTCGGCGCCATGAACTTCCTATCCAACGATCATCACCGAAGCAGACACAACGAGGATGAGCCTTGATACTAACTAGTGAAACACCACTCAGCAACTCACGCAAATCCCCACGAACACCCCGAAACGGGCATAAAGTACAGGGTGTGACGGACCAACGCCTCGACACCACAAACGGTGACGGCGACCCCACCCACTGGTCATACTGGACCAGCATCGAAGCTCCATCCAGCTGCGATTTTCCCACCAAACCAGCAGACAGCTTCATCACCAACGACAACCCCCCTGCATTCCCCCACACGCCGAACCCGTGACCAGCACAGAAACTCTTTGATAAGCATCCTTATCCAAGTGTTACCCTTGGGGGATGAGCCTGTTCAAAAAATCCCCACAAACCCGCACCGAGACCGAGATCGGGAAAGCAGCCGTCGATCTGGTCGCCTCGTATCTGGCTGTCGAAGATCGGGAAGAAGTTTCAACCGTCGACTTCTGGAAGTCGCATCTGAAACCCAAAACCGAAGCGCAGCGCCGCGAACAACTCAGCGTTCTCGCGCTCATCCTCGCTGAAGCCTTGCAGGGATACGAAGTGTTGAACGACTACTCGGATGAATCCGAACATCTGTGTGATCTGATGGATATCCTCTTTCACTCGATCGACGGTGTCGAAAACCAGGACAGTGCCCGATGCGATGCATGTGGCAGTGAGTTCATCGAGCGGGGTGACAGATGACGGTCAACCAGCCGTGTGCGTGTGGTTGTCATCCGGTTCAGGTCCAGCGACGGCTGTTCCCGTCGTTCGCGAATTTTCCAGTCCTTCACGCGGCGACACAGCAATCGATGCTGGCGGCCAGGAAGGTGGCGATGGAAACGTATGACCATCGGAACCTGGTGTTGGCGTATCGGTTCGCCTGCTATTCGTTGACCTACCTGCGGCAGCATGGTGAAGGCAGTGAGGCGGCTGTTAAGGAGTTGGTCTCGGTCAAGGAACGGCTGGCGACGTTGATTGTTCGCGACTATCTGGAATGGCTTTTCGCATGACGACGGCAGAGGATGGTCTGCCCGAGTTGCCCGATCTTGACGTGGGTGGCGGTGAGGTTCTTTCGGGCGAGATCGTTGTCAGCTCGGTCGGGAAGGTGGTTGCTCGACGAAGGGTGTCGGATCGTCCTGAGCCGCCGAATGCGCTTAAGGCGTTGACGGCGGCGGGGTATGACCTTGTTGTGTCGGGGGTCTCGGCCAACACACTGCGGGCGTATGAGCGGTGTTGGGGTCAGTTCAATGAGTATCTGGATTCGCGGAAGCTGGGTCGGTTGGATATTGCGCCGACACCGGCGACGGTGATCATTGACTGGATGGCGTTGATGCTTCGTACGCCGACCAAGCAAACGAAGATTCCGATGGCGCCATCGTCGGTGTCGCAGATGTTGGCTGCGATCCGGTACAAGCATCGTGAGATTCAAGGTTCGGATAAGACGTGGACGGTGCCGCAGTCGTTGTTGCTGACTCAGGCGTATCGGGGGTATTGCCATCAGTGGCTCGATATGGGGCATCGGGTGCAACAGGCGGAACCGACGTCGTGGGAGGATCTTGAGGTTTATGCGGCGGGGATTGATACGTCGTCCCCTCGGGGTAAGCGTGATCTTGCGTTGATCTTGTTGTCGTTTTGGATGGCGGCGCGCGCTTCCGACATCAGTGCTTTGTGGACTTCTCCGGGTGTGGACAACATCCGGTTGAATGCGACAACGATGCAGTTGTTCCTGCCGTATTCCAAGACGGACCAGGCGGCTGCCGGGCAGTGGGTGACAATACCGAAGTTTGACAAGAATCCTCCATTGTGTCCTGTCAGATCGGTGCAGGCGTGGCGAGCGGAACTGCTGCAAGTTCGGCCCGAGGCCGGTAAATTGTTCGTGGAGATGCCTGCCGGTTTGCGTTCGGACTTCTACGCTAAAGGATTTCCTGGCCTTCAGCCGATGGCCGTCAGCGACGTGACGAAACGCTGGGCGAGACGGTTGGGGTTGGGTCAAAGATCGGCGCACTCTCACCGTCGAGGTGCTGCGACGCGGGCTCACGAAGCTGGGGCGGATATTCCGCAGATCAAAAAGCTCGGTCGTTGGAAATCTTCTGACACGGTCATGAAGTACATCGACGACCAGGCGTTTGAACACCCGTTGGCTTAGGAAGAAAGCAGGGGTCATGCCCGAGGATGTCAAAACGTGTGTCCAGCAGTTTGTGCTGTCGATGCGTGGCCGTATCGGTGATGTGTCGCACATGGCTGCCTTGAATTTGTCGTGCGCCGGGGATCTTGATGGCGCGATGGATGCCGTGGTTTCGGAGATTGTGGCAGGGAAAGTGCTGCTGTCTGATGAAGAACGTCGGGAATTGTTGCAGTTGTGGGGCGAGACCGGCGGCAACGAACGTTTCGGGCGGCTGCCGGAGTTGGCTGGAGCTGAGTCAGTAACACCGGTTGAAGAGAAGACCTGGCGTGCCGAGGCTCAGGACTTGATTCTGTTGGTCAGCCGAGGGTTCATCTGCGTTTGTGATCATGAATCGTGTTTTCTTGGGCGGGGTGTCGTGGGGCATCGACGGATCTGCGAGTGCCCGAAGGATGACGATTACTTGCAGATCACCGCGACGGATGACTGGGGCGATTCCGAGTACGACAAGACCGCGTTTTTGAGACCAGTTGATGCACAGGAGTTCGCGGCCGATCTGGTTAAGGCTGTGCAGGCTGCCTGTGAAGTAGTCGATGAAGGAGAGGGCGAGTCGAGTGTCGAAGCGTCGTAGGCGGGATACACCGATGGAACGGTCGCGGGCGGCCATCGCGGCGAAGTACGTTAGTGATGGCCGTGGGGGGTTGCGGAAGGCGTCGCCGGGTGAGGTCGGTGGCACCATGGCTGAGCGGATGGAGTATTACTGCCGGGAGTTTGTGCGCCCTGATATTCAGAAGAAGGGGTTCGGGGTTCAACACGTTGGTGGTGGCGGTGACGGGTTCCAGTACACGATTGGTTTGAGTCGGCAGGCTCCCGGCGGTCGAGAAATCCTGATCAAAGGTTTTCACGCCGATCTAGGTGCGGGGATTCTGTCGTTCCTGGGGGATCAACTTGTGGCTGGCCGGACTCGGGCGGCCGAGGGGCGGGTGATCCGGATCGGCCTGTTCGACGCCGATTTCACGTTCGTGGAGCCCACGGCAGAAGAGCATCAGGCCACGCCTGCGGGCATCGCTTCGGCGTACTACAAGCAGCCGATTGTGCCGTTGCATGTGATGACGGCGGGGTGGCCGTGCGCGAGGTGCCAGCCGGGCGACTTCGACCAGGCGTGTACGTGCGGTTTCCAGTGCACATTTCCCGGGTGCGGTCTCAATGAAGGACAGTGACATGGAAGAGGCATGGGGTCGACTACAGGCTTTCTGTGCCCGCCAGGCGTTCCGGCGAGACGGGGTGGCGTTCCGCAGTGTGCTGGATTCCAGCCAGGTCGCTTTTGTTATTCGGCGTCGGTTTCCCGCTACGGCCATGATCAACGTATTTCAACAATTTGACGGGAACAGCAGTGTCCTGATCGAAAAAATGTACTCGCTGTCGATGAAGGCACCGATCGTGATGTGTCATATCGATGGGCACAACATGGACGTCGAGGAAACCGCGATGGCGTTGGCTGGGTGGCGGAAAGCCGTCAGTGTCGCGGCTCGCGTTTGGACCAGGATGGGTCGGGATTTCATGACACCGTGCGTGGCGGACCTTGATGCGCTGGCGGCGTGGCTGGAGTCGGCCGATGAGGTTGAGGAAGACTCGGCTGCATGGTGAACCGGGATTCGTCGATAACTCAACGGCGAGTGGAGGAGCTGCGTAAAGAGCGGGTCCTGATCGACGGGGTGTGGGTGCATCCTAGGGCTAAACACGGTACAACCTATGGGTACAACCGGTTCTCGTGCCACTGCGATCCCTGCCGGGAGGCCAACAACGAGTACCAACGGCAGCGCCAACGAAGGCGACGTATAACGTCGGTTTCGGTTGCGGCACCGGTGATTCACCGGCTGAGTGATCCGGTCACGCGCGACAACGGCGTCACGGTGGACCTGTGTTGCCATTGTTTCGAGAACTTCCCGTTGGACGAGATGGAACCAGACAGCGGCGGTGGCTCTCCGTGGGATGTGTGCAAACCGTGCGCGGCCAAAGACAAGACCTATGGTGGGCAATACTAAAAGGATGGAATCGATGAATATAGATGAAAGATGGTTCGGTATGCGGATCAAAGGCCAGGCCGAACCGGTCGAGCAAGACTCCATGACTCTCCCCAATGGAGACGTCTTGAGGTTTCACCCCCAGAAACAGTGCGCAGGCGGGACATGTTGCCTGCACAACCCGTCGGATCACCACATGAAAGAGTGGCCGCTGAACTGGCGTGACGACCGGGGCCTGATGGAACGCATCTGCGAGCACGGCGTCGGCCACCCCGACCCGGACGGCCTAGCGCACATCGTGGCCGTACACGGCCAGAAAGCCGCCGACGTCGAAGCCGTTCACGGCTGTGACCTGTGCTGCTGATCGGAAATCGAATGAACACTAGATCTGAGTTCCACATCGGAGACATTCTGACGGTGCTGCACGGCTTCATGGTGTGCCCCGGCGGGATGCATGCTGTACAGGCTTTTGCCGAGTTCATGGCTGGTGAGGAAGTATGGACTCACCAAATGACTCGGGTTCACCGTGAAGCGGCCGAACCGCTGCGCCAACAGTTTCCCGACCTGGCAGCAGTGAAGATACCTCTTGGTTTGAACACCGAACAGGCCGTTCTTGAGTGGTTGACTTCCCTGGAACCGCAGTTCGGGGTCACCAGAATGGTGGCACCGCTGTCGCCTGACCAGCACGAACAACGCGACCCGATTCTGGAACTGTTCGAAATGCTCAGTGACCGGTAAGGAGCGGTACGTGGCGTTGACGTTTGAAGAGGCGTATTCGATGGGCAAGGCGTCTCGACTGGCCATGGATCAGCATGGTTTGGGCCGGAACGAGTGCATCATCGGTACTCGTGTGGGGTTGGCCGTGGCGAAGTACTTCGGTACGACGGCGGTACCGGTGGCCGGGGAGGTGGTGGCACAGAACGCCGTCACCGGACGCCGGATCAGCGGCGGCGACATCGAGTTCACCCCCGACGGAAACGGCGAATTCGATTCCACATGGGCGTTGCATCTGTGGATGATCTTGGACAAGCAGTGGCTGGTCGATGTCACCGCCGACCAGTTGGATATCCCGGAGAAAAACTTCCACATCGGTGGACCACTGGTGGTAGACACGATGGGTCAAGCTCCTCGGGCGGGTACCAAGTTCGCAGCGATCCGGGAAGACCCCAAAGACCCGGATGCGACGGTCGGCGTGGAATACACGGTCGTCGGGGACGGCGTGTGGCGCCACTTCCGGCCGTGGAAGGAAACGCATCTGTGGAAACCTATCGCGGCGACCGCCATCAAAATGCTGACGGACTAAATCACCGGTCACATCGCGGTGCGGATGCGTTGCAGGATGGCCGAGAAGTCCCCGGTGACGGCCAGTTCGGCGTGCTCGGTGCACACCATGTGTCCGTTGACGATCGTCAACGGTAGACGGTCGGCCAGGGTTTTCCGGGTAACCGGTGGATCGTCGAACAGGCACAGGTAGCAGACGAAGTCTTCGGATTTCATCCGTTCATTGTGGCGCGCGGGCGGCCTGGACGCGCCCCGCTATCGCCAGAGCCACCCGCATGTCCGATTCGTACCATAATATGTGGGTATGGGGGAGAATGCACCGAAAGAGCTCGTTGATCTCGGCAAGACCATCGCCAAAACCTTCCCCGGCGGGCAATTCTCCGGCGTCATCGGCGACCAAGCCCACGTCTACGGCTACCACCGGTCCCGCAACGCCCTCAAAGCCGCAGGTAAAACCGGTGACTACTCCCTCCAGTTCGCATTCGACAAATCCGGCAACGGCGACGACGCCGCAGGCGTCGACACCAACCTCAAACCGGCCGACATGCGGACCGCCACGTCCCGGCTCCTGGCCGCCGCCAAAGCCAAAGACCCACGCCTGGTCGCGCTACGAGAATTCTTCGGCACCCTCGACGGCAAGAACGTACGCGGCTTCGACCTGGCCAAACACCAAGACTCCAACGGCGCCGACAACTCACACCTGTGGCACCTGCACCTGTCGATCAAACGCCGCTACACCCGCAACAAGACCGCACTGAACCTGATACTCGCAGTAATCCGGGGGGACGACCTGATGAGCGCCAAAGACCTGTGGGCATTCAAAATCCCGCACACCGACACCACGCACCGCGTCACGTACTGGGCCGACCAGAAAGACATGACCGCACAGTCATGGCTAAGGTCCGGCGCCTACCACGCCGCGCTCGGGCGGCAGGACATCCTGGCCGAACTCAAAGAAGTGCGGGCCGAAATCGCGGCACTTCGCGCCGAAATCGCCGCCAAGAAATAGCGCCAACGCGAGCGCAGACAGTTCACCACTGGGCTTTCGACATCGTCATGGCCCAGCCTGACGCAGCATCTGGGCGTACGTGTACTGCCCGATGCTGGCGGTACCTGAGGGACTGACGATCGTGATCCGGTAGGTGCTGTTCTCCACGCTGCCAGTCGAGTAGATGTCTTTGCGGATTACCCACGGGGGCGTATCGAGGTGGCACCCGCATTCCAGGACGTACCCGGTGATGACATCACCGGCCACCGTTTGCAGGCGCGTCGTGGTGGCCTGCGGAAACCAGTGCTGGTTCCCGCAGGCCACACACAACTGGCCACTGGAGCAGGTCAGAACGGCCACACGGCGTCCTTACCACTCTCCAGGGCCGGGATCATTCCGAAGGCCGCATCGGAAAGTCCACCGAAAACGTACCGGTTGGGCGTATCGGGTAGATGCCCGAACTTGTATCCGCCCAAGTTCCACGTGTAAATCGGGATGTTCGCGGGCACGACGTCGTCGATCTTCTTCGGGACGTCCATGACGACCCGGCCCATGTGGTCGAAACGTCGCCGCGTCTCGGCCCAGTACCGGCTGGCCACACTCAACGCCTGAGTCCACCCCGGATTGGTCTGCTCATCGGTGATGATGACGACCCGGTCATGCTTGTCATAGGTCATGACCACCGCCAGCTGCGTATCGGTACCGCCCATGTTGCTGAACTTGCCCATCGTGCGCAGCACCGAGTCGCCACGGGTGAACGGGATACGTTGATGGGCCGTGCCGTACTGGTACAGGTCAGCCGCCTCGGCACGCAACGCGATCACCGACCCGAACAGGCTGGCTTTCTCGTTCAGACCGAGCTGCTTATGGTTGCCGCCGTAGCCGTACGGGAACATCGAGCTGGACTGGTCCACAAGCACCAGGGTCCGGCCATCGAAAGCTGGCACGCTCGACACTGACACCGCCAGGGCTTTCTCCAGGTACTCGCCCCATCGCAGCGACCCGACGTTCTTGTGCGCCGAGTAGAACCGGAACGGCAGCTGCCGGGACCGTTTGATCTGATCGGCGCTGGCCAGGCGGTCCTGCACCTGCCGGATCGCGGCATCGGGGAGTCCGGCCTTGTCGAAGTTCGCGAGGTTACGGATGAGCGCCATGATCCCCATCGACGGGATCGTGGCTTCCCACATTTTCTTTTGGCTCGCACCGATTTGCCCGGCCATGGAAATGGAGTCTTCCCACGTCAATCCGGCGTCTGCCAGTTTCGTCGACAGGGTTTGCACGGTGACGTTGTCGATGCCTTCGGCCAGGATCGCTTTACGGACGGCCCGGTTGGTCCACACCTGCCCCAGGATGCCCAACGGCACGGGAGTGTCAGGGTTGGACCGGTGCTTGGCAATGTACCGGAACAGGGACGACTGCTCTGCTGAGGCGGGTTTTGGGTGGACCAACGCGATGACGTCGGCGAACCGGAACGTGTTGTTCCGGGAGTCCCACTTCAAGAAGTTGAACTGCGTGTACAAGCGCCGGACGGCATCGGCGATACCGCGTTTGATCGGCTGCGGGATCTTGCGGCCGTACTTCGTTGTCCAGTACGCCAGGGCTTCAGCGGGCTCGTCAGCGCGCACTATCACCGAATCGATGAGCTTTCGGCCGCCCGGCAGGCCCGCGATCCGCATCGCGTCGGCCGCCTCCACCGCACCCACCAACGACGCCGAACGCATGTTGGCCTTATTGCGTAGCCACGGTAGGAACCGGGCGATCCACTCCGGGTCCACCACGGCCACGGCCTGAATCAGATGCCGGTACCGGTTGTCACGATGATCGGCCGCCTCATAGAACGCTTCGGTGGACACCATGTTCGACACGGCCAACAGAAACAGTTCAGATCGGGGGTCCCGCGAATAGGCGGGCGCGTTGTGGAAGTTACGGCCGTCGGCGACCGCCGATCCCCTGATCGGTGACTTCTGCCGGACGGCAGCGCTGGCGGTGTTGAACTTACCCATCGTGAGTCCTTTGTGGCGTACACGGGGAGGTGCGGCATGAGCCGTCAGGGATCTGAGAAAAAATTGACCGGAGACACGAACCGCTCTGCCGCTGAGCTAACTGACGCTTACACGAAAGTCTTGGATTCGAACCAAGGACCTGTCTCTTGAAAGGAGAAGTAGCTCCGGTCGTCGCACCAGTGCCCTGACGGCACAAGCCGCACATCCCGAGAAAAAAGTTGCCGGAGAACACGGTGGCTTTGGCCGCTCGCCCACACCGGCCTGTTACGGACCGGCGGCAGGATTCGAACCTACGAGACCTTTAGGGTCACCCATTTGTCAAGAATGAAGTAACTCCAGCTATCGCACCGGGATGTGCAACACCGAACACCATACCCACACGGTTACGTCTACGCCACGCATTTGCGTGAAGTGGATGTCGCGCCCACCGAGAAAAGAGAATCGACCGGAGTTGAGAAACTTGCTAGCGGCCTGCCAATTAACCGACAGTAGACTCGCGAAGGGTCTACCGGCAGGACTCGAACCTGCACAACCAACGGAAGTAACCCCAGCCTTCACACCGGCGAACACGACAACACTCATAGTAGCCATGTCGTGTCTGCCTGTCAGCTAGCGGTCCGTTGCCACCCCAAGAACCGTTGATACGAAAGAGAACCCATGAAACCTCGTCTGGCCGTGACCATATCGTCCTGACCGCGTTCCTGATCGCCTGTGGCGCACCCAACCGCGACGTCAGAAACGAAGGCCCCCAAGCCACCGACCCTGCCGACACCTCCAGTGCCACCACGGCCGCCGCCGATACTGACGCGGCCCTCGGCGAAACCCTCAACATCGACGAGGAAGCCCGCGTCACCGTCACCGAAGTCGACACGTCAGTGGAGTCGGACAACCAGTTCGATGAGCCTCGCTACGGTGGCTACGCCTCCGCCGCCGTCGAAGTCGAAGCACTCGAATCGATGCTGGTCACCGTGACCGACTTTAAACTGATCGCCAAAGACGGCACTGCCTACAAATCCATGCTGTTCGTATACGGGTTCGACGGAGTGCTCGAACATCAGACCATCAAAGCCGGGCAGAAAGCCTCGGGCCTGGTCATATTCGATGTCGACCCGAAAAACCTCGGCGACGGCGGCCAAATTGAATACGACGGCTCCGCGTACTGGAGCTTCAAATAACTTACGCCGTATGTCGGCGACGGCGACCCTCCGTGCGTTATCGTCGATGTCAGAAGACCCCGGATGACCTCTGCTTGCATGTCACCGGGGTTATTGCATTCTCGCCGCCCGGCCAGCCATCGGGATACTGCGGCACCTGCACCCCGCATGCCCCGCCACCTGTCCATCTACCAAGGAGAACACCACAAAGTGATACCCAAACGGGTAGTCGTACGTGAAGGAATTTCGTACGGATTCATCGCTGCGGTCACCATGGCCATCATCGCAATCCTGGCCATCGGATGGTGGGGCTTTAGCGTCCTGATCGCCGAACCCAAAGGCATCGGCGACGAACACAAAGCCGTCAACGACGTCGACAACCGCATCCAATCCCAAGAGTGGTTCTTCGACACCTACAACGACATCCTGGCCGCCGACATCAACCTGCAACAGGCCGCCGAAGACAAAGCCGACAACCCCGGCGACGACTTCCACGCCACCAACTACACCGGCCTGAAATCCCACTGCCAAGGACTCGTCAGCGACTACAACGCCGAAGTCCACAAAGTAACGTCACGGGACTACCTGGACGAGCAACTGCCCGACAAGATCCTCGACACCAACCCGGCCACAGACTGCAAGGAAGACAACCCGATCCAATGAAAATCAGCATCGACATCACCAAACGCAGTCTCATCCGCGCCACCGCTTTGATCACCGTTGGCGCCGTATTGACTGTCGCCATCACCGCGTGCACCTCGGCCAGCCCTGTGCAAGAGAAAAACCAGCAGATCACCGAAGAAGCGTTCGCCCAGCAAGAAGAAGCTGTTGGGTACCCGCTGGACGAGATGACGAACTCGCTGGAACGTCAGAACCTTCGCGAGCGTCTCCTGCGGTACAACAACCCGAACAAAATTTCCTACATCTACCTGCTGTCCGAAATGGGCGGCATCTACGCCTACTACACAGTCGAAGGCAAGGTCACGGCCAACGGCTCGCAAATGCTGGCCCAAGACCTGCTGACCAGGAAATGCGACGGCGGCGGCGGTACATGCAGCGAACCCATGGTCACCACCGGTCCCGGTGACGACGGCTCCTACGGCCCCAGCGAACCCGGCATCTTCTTCTTCACCACCGACGGTGTCATGGTGACCTGGTCAGGCCCATACCTGATGACCGACGCGCCCATGAAAATCGACGAAGGATCAGTCACCCTGGAATACCAAGACGGCTCCAAACCCTCTTCCACCAGCGGCGAACAAGACTAAAGATCCACAAAGGGGCCGGGCGTCGCGCGACGCCCGGCCCTTCTCCTGCCATACCCTCACCCTAACAACCACTACCAAGGGGCACCCATGGCACAAGAGACAGATCCACACAGGATCACCCACCAGGAGATACAGCGGCGAGTGCTGCTGCACGACGTCAACGACGAAACCGGCAAGGTCATGACCGGCGTCAGGTACCACTTCCTGTCGCTCATGACCACCCTGGCCGACGTCCTGCCAGTGTGCAAAGAGACATCGCGGGCGATCAACAGCCTCGACGACGCCCTGCGTGAATCCATCTCCGCGCTGGCTCGTCACCAGGACGGCCTCGACCTGGATGCCAGCCACAAACGGCTGATGGACATGGTCAACGCCACCAACACGGACACGGCGACCAATAAGTAAAATCCCGAGTCGTAGCCGCTGCGGCGCCATTGGAAGTGTGCCAACCCCAATTGGCCGGGACGCCTGGCCCCGCAGCGGCTACCCCCAGACACAGAAAAAGCGGCCCGCTTGGGGCCGCCGCGTACCACCGGTCTTACGCGGTTCGCAACTCCGCGTACCTGTCCATTCGGGCAGCCGCCTCAATCACCGCCGAATGATCCCCCTCGTGTTCGCTCTTACGCAGACACCAGGCGTCGAAAGCAACGGCGGTAGAGGCCCCACATTCGCCGCAGGCGGCCTGGCGGTGCTTGAACCTAGGTACGACCGCCGAGAACTCGTGCAGCTCTACGTTGGCCAACCAGGGCGGTGTCATGAGGTCCCCTTCTTTCGGATCGCGACGGCCGCGTTCATCGCCGCGCAGAACTGTGCGGCAACTTCGCCACTGAACATGACACCCATGAACTCACCCTCGGTGTCGCCATTGCGGTGCCGGTAGATGTTGCGGTCCTGGCTGCGGCCGACCCGCCACCATTCGTCGGGGTCAAGGATGTCGACAGCCGGTTTCTCAGTCATGTTTTCTTCTCCTGCTTTGGGCAGCTGAACGCCGGGTGCGAGACGAATGCCTTGTACGCGGCCATCTTCTCAGGAAACGGGTCACCGGCGTCGTCGTATCCCAGCCGTAGACCAGGATCAGCGTGAGTGCCCGGTGAGTCGAACACCATCCACGCTTTTATCTGCGGAAACTTGTCAAAGTTCAGGACCTCGGTGGCCTGGTTGACGTATGACACCGCCGTATTGGAATCCACTTTAGAGATTCCCCATTCGATGACTCCCAACGGTTTTCCGCTCATCTCGTACTTGTCGAGTTGGGCCAAGAATCCGTTGATGTTCACCGTCAAGTACGGCCGGGCGTTCGAACCATAGGCGTTGAACATGATCCAGTCGACCAGGCCATCGCCGGGATACAGCTTGGGGATCAGATGATCCCACTTCGGATAGTTCATGTAGTCGATGAACCACACCACGTTGTCGACACCGAGGTTGTCAAACCGAGCGCGAACGTTGGCCCACATCCCCCGGTACTGCGCCGCCGTCCCACACGAACCGCTGCTCTGATGACTGACGTCAGGATCTTCACCGACATCGTTCTCCGCCTCGTGGTGCAGCGTCAAGAACACCTTCTTCGGTGCCAACTGCTTGATCTTCTGGGCTGCTGCGTCGATACGGGTGTTGATCTCGGCGACGTCACCACCGGCGTCGCGCCACAACCGCACCGGCTTCCAATTGTGCACCACAATGGAATCTTGCGTGGTGGCCCAATCGACCACGTGCGAATCGGAGAACGGCAGCTCCCGACGCGATGCGAACGCGTGCACCATATCGAGCCGACGACCAATCCGCTCCTGGTGGTACTCGTGCTGGGCCTTGAAGTCTTTACCGACCTGCGGATACCCGGCGGCACGAGCGCCCAACCAGGGACGACAGGAGTTGACCAGGATTTCGTTGACGTCGCAGACATGCTCGACCATCAGGACACCCTACAGTTCGGGAGCCTTTTTCTCGGTGATCGGCTTCTGGTTTCTCCGGGCTTCAGTCTCAGCGATCGCCCTGATCAGCTCATCCAGCTTCTTGACGCTCTCGGGGTCATCGATCCGGACTTTCATCTCCAGATCTGCCGGGCCGGGCTTACACATGTCGTACACGCGATCGTTGAAATCCGAGAGCCTGTTACCGGTGAAATCCAGTGAGTTCCTTATGGACAACAAAATCAACATGACACCGATCAAAGCGACACACACACCGACGAACCCAAGGCCGACAACGATTTCCATGCCGTCAAACCTCTCATGAGCACAGGGCGAGGGGCCAGGCTGGTGTGGACCTGGCCCCTCGTTTGGGTGTGTGCAGGCAATACATTGACGATGACAGTCACGGGGATGGAACCGGAACCGCCAGAGCGCAGTCTATCGTCATCACCCGTTCGCGCACGGTAGTTGCGTAACAAAATGTCACACAACCGTGGCAAACTTGATAAACCCTAAAAACCGTTGGGGCGTCTCTGAGCCGGGACGCCTCAACGACCTAGCAGCCCAGCTCGGTACGAGCAGCCTGCTTCAGGGCCTCGAAATCGCCAGCGGTCAAGGTCATGACCTGCGAAGTGTGCTTGCTGTCCCGCACGCGCGGAACACCATCGAGAAACCCGATCTCGACACAGTTGTTTGAAGGCTGGCTGCTCCGGCTTGCTTTCTTCCATTCAGTGTTCATTCAGATACTCCTTGAGTGTTATGCAGTGTTCAGCAGTTCCATCGAACATTCGTTGGAATTGATCTGCTGCGATCGGATGAAGGCTGGCGTCAATATATCGAGCCGACCTGCCACCTTCTTCGTACACTGTCGTCGGATCATCGGGGTTGTCAAACTCCAAGATAATGAACCGGCGTTGAATGCATGGATGCGCCCCGAGCCACGGGGGGATCACCGATATTGTGACATTTGGGTGCTCAGATTTTTCGATCAAGTGGTCGATCTGTTCCTTCATGACCTCTGGTCCACCGACCAGGTTCTCCACAGACGCGAAACTCATCAAGTAGTTGATGACCAGGCCATCATCGACCCGTTTCATTATCTTCTGAGTGCGTCCCATCCGAGATTCCACGAACGTCGTGATGTCGGGCCTTGGGAGGTTGTTGGCCAACATCGTGTTTCGGACGCTACGAAACACCGCCTCTGTGTAGGATTTTGTTTGAAAGTATCCTGAAATGAGGGATTCCGAGTGCTCATGCATCGTTGATGCAATCTGTTCAAGTTCCAAAAGCGTGAACATCCCCTGTGTGAACGCCCCGTCGATGAGCCGTTCATACGATGGTTTGATACCCGTCTGGACCGCCTGATTCTTCAGTTCGTCGCGTAGTGTGCCCGAGCCGATTCCGTAGAGATCCAACAGTGCCGAGACAGTGCCGACTTTGACTTTGGCTTTGCCGATACCGTTTTCGATGGTGTTCAGCGTGGATGTGCAGCACACTCCGGACTCTGCGACATCTTCTTGTGTTTTGCCAGCTTCTTTGCGCAATCGCTGCAACGTGCGTCCGAGCTGGCGCTTATGCATTCGTGGTTGTGGCGCGGTCATGCATCCACCGTACCTCCAATTTTTACCTCCAGAAACTGGAGCTTGGCATTACGGTTGCGTCACGTTTAGCTTTAAGGGTGGCACCGCCTGTCGTGACAGGGTGAAGAGACATCTCCTGTGTGAAGACACGACAGACGGTGAGTCGGATGACTGGGAGTTCTCCGGCTCTATGTACCGAGGTTGCTAAGAGGTGCCTGGTACTGGGGTTCTCCTCCATTTTCGAAAGGAGAGCGCATGCCTGTTTCTGTTTCTGAGCGGTATGTGAATCGTGATCTTGCGACGATGGAGCGATTCCTCGCTCACGGTGTCGCCGCCGATGGTTTCTGCCGGATGCAGAGCTGCGGTGAACGGTGGCCGTGTTCCACGCATCGTCATGATGAGCAGTACATCGGCACCCACATCATCGATTTCGTACAACCGTACCAGAGTCCTAATCCGGTGAATGTCGAGTTCCGACACTCACCGGATCGCAGACCAACACCTTTTCGACGGGACTACCGGACCGGGTAGCCCTTCTCACAAAGGCGCGGCACGACACCCAGTGGCCGTATCCGCACCGCTGTTTGAATTGAGATCACTCATGAGTGTGACACTGGCGCCCATCAGGCGCAAGAGCCGAACGACCGATGCAACACACATCACGCTCGGCGCCGTACCTCTGTTCCATACCGTCACCGACAGCAACACCGACACCAACATCCAGTTCGGTGTCCCGCACCGCAACCAGATCGGATCGCGAAAGTCCGACCCGATCGATCTGCTGTGGGACGCCGGAGCGACCTTCATCAAGGTCGGCATCCTCAACGAGGTCAAAGTGACCGCCACGCACGTGGAGGTCGAAGGCTATATCGAGCCGGGCTCGTTTTCACAGGTCGCTTTGGGGAGCCTGCGCAGTAACACACCGGTGTGGGCGTGCCCGAAGCTGACATGGGAGCCATCCGACATCACTAAGGTCTACGGCGCCGCCAGCATCATCTCCGGGTGGCGTTTCGACCGACAGATCATGCTGACCACCAACGAGCGACACCAGGCGTGGCCGTACCGGTTGACACCGATCATGATGCAGGTCGGCGCCGGTGGCGCCCCACTGACTCAGTGACGGCACGGGGGGCATACTGATCGGGACGTGCCACGAGTTCTGTCACAAGTCCCCATGGCGCGCAACTGGGGACCGCATGTATCGCATGCGGTCCCCGACAACGTTCTCTCCCCTTTTTTTCAGGAAGTACTTTTACCCCCCGTGAATACCCACCCTCGTCCTGTCAACGCGTTCTCCTTCTGGGAACAGCGCCTCTGGTTGGCGCTCAACACCGATGACCCCAACCCCACGATCAGGCATCTGGTGCAACGCCTTGAAACCGTCGCTGTGGCCACCGGAACGCCGGTGCGGTGGCTCGTCCCCAGAACCGCCACATACCTGGCCACCGGTGAGTCGGACAGGCTGGTGGGATTCATGACCGGAAGGACACATGACCTCTGCCTCGCCGGGCATGGACCTGGCTAGCCTGGGATGCGCCGCCCTGATGGGCGGCATCATAATTTTCCTGCTCCTGGTAGTGGCCGGGAAGCACTACGGCATCACCGCGCGGTTCAGCGTCGCGATGTCCCGGTTGTTCGGATGGCTGGCTGCCGTCGCGGTGCTGATCGTGGTGCTGCTGGCACTGGTTCAGGAAGTGACCGGCATACCAGTCCTGAACGACACGATGAGCAATTTGTCCGATAAGTAAAAATTGTGTCAAGTAAGCGACATAGATCCCTTTGACCGCTACAGTTGGTTACACCTCGTTGCCAACCGTTTACACCACGGGGGGTAGCGATCTTCAAAGGGGATCAAGATGCGGCCGGACGGGGCCAAACAATAATCCGGCCGCATCGACACTTCATCGGACCGGGACTATGACCAAAAAGATCATCGCCGTACTCGTAGCTATCGCGGCCGTCACCGCGTTGGTCGCGTCACCAGCCCAAGCCCACGCCACCGCCGAAGCCACATCAGCACTGTTCCTGGCCGTGCAAAGCCACGACCGTACCGACACCGCAACATTGACCTGCCAGCCACCAGGCGGTACGCATCCGCGAGCAGCGGCATCGTGCCGGGCCATCACCCAGGCGGGTGGCGACTTGACGCAGCTGTCGGGATTGCCCGACCAGGTATGCACCGACCAGTACGAACCGGTCACGGCCATGGCCGTCGGTTCCTGGAAGGGGCGACCGATCTTCTACCTTCGCACGTTCGGCAACGACTGCGAAATGGACCGCGCTACCTTCCCGGTCTTCGCGCTTACCAGGGGCGTGTAATGACCGAGCAGCAGCAACAGGGCAAAAAAGGAAACCAGTTTCTGGCAGTGTTCCTGTTGCTGCTGCTTTTCGCGGGACTAGCCGCCATCTGTGTCGGCGCTGCCGCCGCGCTAGCTGCCCTCGGCATAATCAGCTAGCCCCGCTTCAAGACCAAAATCCATGTCCATGTCGGAGTGATCAAGTAGGACGTACCCGACCTCGGCGCCGTCCGTTCGGACTATCACCTCAGTGCCGGTCGGACGAATCTCGATAGTCGTACGGCCATCATCTGCGTCAATACCAAGCTCAGCCATGACTCCTGTGGTATTGATTCCCAGGGCCAGCGGAACCCACCGCTCACGGCCGCAACCGTCATCGATGCGGAAAATCCCCTCGCCGGTGACGGCGATCGCATCCCACTGACTGGCCATGGTCACCCCGGCGCGCGACAGCGCGGGGTGCACGTGTCCAGTCAGCTCAAGTACCGCCGGATAGGTGATCATCACTGGCGTGTCCTTCCGTATGCAGGGGCAAACATTTGTTCCAGCATGTCCGATTAGATACGGATATGCAAGCGGCAAAGTGCTGTTGCATGCGGATTCAGCCTAATGATCACCATTCTCTGACTTGCAAGCCATAAAAGGAGAAAAGCCATCTAACGGACAAAACAAACAATTCACCCGTTCATCCCTATTTAAGGATTTACATGTACACACGACCAAAACCCTTCATCGTTGCTGGCTTCTCCAGCAAGGCCAACGTCGGTAAAACCAGCTGGATCATCATCATGGCCTGGTACCTCAGCGCCAAATACAACGTCCAGGTCCACGACGCCGACCCCGAACACGAGTCACTGACCCGGTGGCTCAACACCATCAAAGAGCTGCCCGGAATGCCGCCCGTGCCATTCGAGTGGAAAAGCGCCATCGGCGAAAGCCAGATCGAACAGATCCCCGCGACAGCCGAGGCCGCCAAAGCGGACATCGTGTTCGTCGACATCGGTGGAGGTAGAAGCAAGCTGGCCACGGCCGCCGCTAAGTTCGCTGACCTGATGGTCGTGGTCACCGGCGAATCAGTCCTGGAAAGCATCACCGTCGACGACGCATTCGATGCCATCGCCCTCGGTGAGAAGAAGCGCACCGACAAGCTGGCCAAGGCGGTTCTGCTGACCAAGACACCACCCAACGCCACCAACATTGTCCGGACGCTCCAGGACGACTACCTCGAAGCGCAGGAACTGGACAACGTTCCCGAGGAAGACCGCATCGGCGTGTTCGATTACCCGTTCCCCGGCCGCAAGGCATACATGCTCTTGGGAATGCGCCACCCCGTCGAGGTGGGTATCGACCTGTCCGACGGCACCGACATCAAAACCATCGAGATCGCCAACATGGCCAGGGAGATCGAAGAAGCCATGGAAATGGAGACGCCCAGTGCGTAAGACGACGTCGGCGGCGGCGGCCAAGGACCGGGTCGCCCCACGCACCCGGAAACCCGCGCCACGAGATGAGGAGCAGGGCACGCCGGAAACCGGCTCAGCGGCCACGCTCGCGCCCGAACAGGCGCCCTCGCAGGAACGGCCCACCCCCAAGGGGGAACAGCCCGCACAGGACGGCACAGGGGCGCCTGCGTCCGCTGTTGCCGAAGAGCCCACCGAAGCAGGCCGGAACCCGGTCACCCGGCAGAACGCAGAGGCGGCTCCGCCCGTAGGTGAACGGGTGCCTGCGCCACAGGGCGAAGACGCGGCCACACAACTGAGCGCGTTCCTCAGCAGGATCGAACCCGACCAGCTGGCTCAGCTGGTAGCCGCACAGACGGGCACGGCGCCGCGAACCAACACCGGCACCGATGTACCGGCGCCACCGGCTGCGTCTGCTCCTACGACCGCATCGGCGGTCATGGATAAGGCCACCCGAAACCGGCTGCGTCACCACGTGCGTTCGGCGGCGGGCAAGTTCGCCCAAGCCAAGGCGGATATGGAGATGGCCCGGCAGGAGTGGACGCAGGAATGCGCCACTGCCCGGAACCAGGGATTCCCCTACCTGCTCATTCAGGCACAGGCGGTCGATGCTGGCCTGGAAGAGACCGACATCCCCGCTGACCCGGCAACCTAGAACCGTGGGTGCCCGTACCGGTAAGTCGGTACGGGCACCCACCGGGTCGCGCGCAGGTACGCGGGTAGGCGCGCAGGTAGGCGCGTACCCGCGCGCGCCCGCGCATAGAGAGGTACGAAACCGGGTGGGCCGTCGGTTATGATGGCCGTTCGAGGACTGGATTCCAACGTCAGCCGTTGCTAGGCTCGGAACGTCTCTTCACCCACCGGCGACCGGTCACCTTCAGGACCGGGCGCCATCCACCCTCGTGAGGTTTTCATGGATCTCTCCATAGACTTTTCGAACCGTAAACCGGATCGAATGGCACGCCAGGAACCACCATCCGAATCGACAATCGTGCCGCCCCCGGTACAAACTCGTCAGCCCGAGCCGACCAAGACCAGACCCAAACCCGGATCGGTCATGAACCGGTCAAGGCCGCAAGTACGCCAAGCACCCGTGCAGCATGAGCAGCGTGATCCGAATCCGATCGTCGATGAAATCGTTCGCCGGTTTCCCGCAGACTGCTACGCCTGGCTGCACCGGCAGTGCGTGACACAGAACGTGACTCAGGCCGAGTTGGTCGAGTCGATGGTGCGCCGGGCGATGGCCAAGACCACCCAGCGGTTACCTACGGCACGAAAGCGGTGATCCCGAAGACGACCCAGAACACGTCGTACTGGGTCGTGGAGTTCGCGCGGTAGGTGTACAGATCGAACTGTGTAGCACTGGCATTGACTGCCGTCGATCCGGTGACGCTGTCTGGACGGGTTGTGCCCTCACGCAAGAAGCAGGTGAATACCTCACCGATCATGGTGGGATAGGTGACGACGTAGTGCTTGACGGCTGTCTCGCCTGTCCCGCCGGTGGGGATCGCACGGGTTACACCGAACCTGACGCTGCGGATGGGTCCGGCGATCTGAGACAGGGTCGTGTCGATCTGCTGGACGTGCGCGAAGTTGGCCGGTCCGGATACTGGGTCGGCACCGGAGTTGACGAAATCCCAACCAAAGTTGGTGGTTTGACCAGCCATTTAAAACTCCTGGATCTCGTTGAATTGGCCCAGCCCCTCGGCCAGTTCAGCCCACGTTGGTTTAGAGGTGGCCATCTCTTCCCAGTCGGCGTACAGCTGCGCGAGCTGGTCCCACACGACTGCCCCGGTTCCGGCGTCGATGAACCGGTTGTTGCGGTAGCCGTGAACGAATGGAGCACCGGTGGTGGCGTTCTGGTCTTCCCACAGGTGGAACACGTACGGTCCGCGCCATATGGTGTCGTTGACCGTGACTTCGCCGATGGTGCCGTTGGTGCGCCGCAATGTGATGGATGTGTCGTCGACGACGACTTCCAGTTCGATCCACTCGTTCGGTGTGACGGGGCCGGTCGCGGCGACGGCAAGTTCGGTGAAAGCACCAGTGGGTTCGTATCGGCCGATGACCAGTTGCCCGGTTGATCCTGTGCCGACTCGGATGAAGCATCCGTAGCCATGGCGGGTGGCTTTGGCTGGTGTCCCAATGACCTGTGATGGGTCGAGGTCGTTGTCGGAGCCGATGATCCAACCGAGTTTGGGTACGGTCCCGGCCGGGAGGGTCCCTTGGTCGACCTGGCATTCCATGCTGATGGTGTACGCGGTGGGGTTGGGGATCGGACAGAACTTGCCGAGTAGCTGGTTGTTGCTGTTCCGTGGGAGTCCACCGGTCCAACCGAAGCGCAGGTTGAAGAACCTTCCGGCTTCAGCGAGTTTGGGGTAGCCGCGTGCGGCGACCAGGGCCAGAGTGTCCGTGGGCTGGGTCAGCATCCCGGTTTCGGTCATCCGGGTTTGGAAGCTGAGAACGTCGGTCCGGTACTGCTGCCAGTCGGGGCCGAATGCGCCGCGATGATAGACCGGGTCGGCCGAGATGAGTCCGCGTGCTCCCATGCCGAGGAGGGTTTGACCGGTGGTTTGCCGCGCGGTGTACCCGGACAGGACTTGCAACCCCGCGTCGATGAACTCTTGGACGCGGGCCATGCCTTGGGCTTCGTTGATCTTGACCCACGTCGCGCCGGAGTCGAAGACGGCGGCCGGGGTGATGGTGGTGTTGTTGTTGACGTTGACGCACACCCATTGGATTCCGCGATCCAGGAATTCGGTGGCCGTTCCGAGCGACTGGGTGCCGATGGACGGCATGACCCAGTCTTGGGCCTGAATCGACAGGATGGCGTTGATGTTGGCCTGGACGTCGGCCATGCCTTCGGTGGTCTGTTGCAAGATGACGCAGGTCCGGGCCGCGATGGTCTTGAGAGCTTCAGCGGTGGTCATCAGCCGGTATGGCTGCTGGAGAAAGCCGTACCAGCCGCCGTCTGGTTCCAGTTGGGCTGCTGGGGCACCGGAACCACGCCCGGTTGGGTTACCACCGGGTGAACCACAGTCGGCGACAAGGTTGACCCATATGTCACTGGTGAGTTCACGGGCCGGTGTACTGGCTGGGTTGTTGGTAAAGGTGTCAACTGGTTGGGTCGCGGTGAAGGGTCCCCATGCGGCGACATCGTCTTGAAGTGAGAAAGAAAACGAGTCGATGAAGTCGAGGCGGTTGGCCACGGCGTAGTCGATGGCCTGCGGTGAGGCATAGGACTGGACGAGTCCGGCGCCGCCGTAGGTTCCGGCTTGCACGGGTGTGGGGAGCCCTGCAATGGTTTTGCCGCCTTCGCCGGGCGGTGTGTCGCCACATTCGGCGTAGAGGCCGTCGTCGGAGCCGAAGCGTATGCAGTTGCCGCCGTCGCGTGACAGGCGTACTTGGAGGCGGCCGTTGGTGAACATGAGTCCGGGGCCGAGGTTGAGCGCGACGCATCGGACGATCGCTTCGCACGTGGTTGAGCCCGCGCCTTGGCAGCCACACCGTGCCATGCGCGTCCCCCCAAATGCGTTAAATGTCTAGTTTGTCAGCTTTCGTCTCTATCATGACACCATCTTTCCCCCATTTGCGGACAATTCGGTCACCGTGTTTGTTGGTGTACCCGATCCGCGACGTCACACGCCCCGTCACCCGCCCCGCCCGACCGATATGCCGACCCAACATGTCGGCCTGCCCGTTCTCGGTAGCCACCGACCAAATCTCACTGCTCATGTCACGCTCCTGTCACATCCGACAGCGTCGACAAACCGACACTGACCGTCTCGGTTCCCCGCGACTGCCACTCCACTTCCAACGTCACCAACCGCATGCCCTGCCTGATCGGGACACACAAACCTTCGATGATGTAAACGTCCAACCGGATACCCGGAATCAGGTCCTCCATCGACAACGGCGCCGACGCGGTCAACGTCGCCTGCGACGGCATCCGCACAATCGTCGGTGGCGGGTTGCGGTTCCACACCGCGTTCTTGGCCGCGCGCCGCACATCGGCGGCATCAGCGTTGGAATCCTCCATATGCCGCAGCACGTCAATCCGGCCGTACCGGTAGATCTTCAGCTGAGAATCGGGTTCCTCATCCGGTGACGGCAGGAACGTCTCAGTGATCCCCGGCCAATCCTCATCACCTTCGGAGTCACCCTCGCGCTGGGTGGTGGCCCAGCCGCGCACACCGGCTTCCAGACCGTTGACCACGACATCGACATCACCGTCGAAGTGTTCGGTCGTCAACCGGGCCTGTGTCTGGTCCCTGGTGGTGACACGGCGCTGCAACCGCAACGACCGGTTGATGACGGTGAAGTCCAGGGCGTAGGACTGCGCCATCTGTCTCAAAATCGACCCGAGAGTGTCGACCACGGTGCCGCGCCGGTACCGGGTGATCTCTTCTGACGGGACAACGACGATTTGGTCCATGATCAGGCTGGAGTCGACCGGGTCGTCGAACGCCGGGTCGAGCAGGTTGATGCTGATCATGTCGTAGGCGATCTCGGTGATCGCGGTGGGAACGTCGAACCACAGGCGGTGAGCATTGACGCATTCGTCGAGGCGCTGCACGATGTCGCGGCACACCAGGGTTTTGATCGGGGAGCCGAACGTTTCGATGCGTTGCATCACTTCGCCCTCCCAGACTTGAATGTTGTCGCGGAAGATCCGGATCTGCGCGACCCGCACCTCGATTTTGTTCCACAGTCGACAGCATTCGGGTGAGGCGTTGACGAAGTCGATTTCGATTTCGGCTTCGGAGAAGTCCCGCAGGACACGACCCCACCGAAGCCGGTTGACGCCGTCGATGGCTCCGATGTAGAACATTTGTGCGCGGGGGGCCGGGGTGTCGTCGCCGACAACGCGTTTCATGGCGTGGACTTCGACGGTGTACTGCTCGGCGCATCCCAGAAGCGACGGCATTAAGCGGCCTCCTGCCGCGTGTACAGGGCGATCTCGACGGTCGCGTCAGGGGAGATGTTTTCGAACGCCGTCACTTCGATGCACAGTCCATAGGCACAGGAGAAATCTGGCCACACGAACATTTGGCCGCCCGGCCCGTACAACGGTGGAACGTCAACGTCCTCACCGGTAGGCGATAGACACCTGGTCAATGCGCGTTTGATCCGGCCGTCGATCTCGGTGACAGAGTTCGGCGGCAGGTACGACACGGTGATGTCCGCGCACGCCGAACACGGGTCGAGTTGCAGTACGTCGTCGCACGGGAAACCGAGCGCATTGACGTAGAACCTGACTGTCAGGTTCCGGACGGCCATGTCGCCGGTGGTCACGGTGATGACCGGGACCATGTCAAGCCATTGCGACATGTTGGCCGCGTCGATGGAGCCGATCACTCGGCGGCCGGGGAACGGCTCAGACGGGTAGCAAGCGTCCACCGGTGGTTGCGGTACGACCGGGACGTCCGGGCGTGGACAGTCCGGGTCCTGGCCACATGGCGTGGGTGGCAGGCACCGTTCGAACGCGGCGGGCAAGTCGATGAAACGTTGGACACCGGTGGCCGGGTAGACGATCATCTGGTTGCCGGACTTGGGGTCCTGATACAGGTTGGGGTTGCGGGCGCGCAGCGTGAACTCGACCTCCCACAGGACGTACCCGGTCATGCGGATAACCCGTGTGACCTCGGGTTTATCGACCAGTTGAATGTCGAACATGGACCGGACGGGGTCGGGTGCCCACGGTGTCGGGCATGAAATCGCGACACACGCTTGAGAGCCGGTGCAGCTGCCCGACGCACAAAACGATCCTTTGAGGACACGCGATAGCCATGACAGGCCGTACGACAGCGACGCCTCATCCAGCCCGGCCAGGACAGCGCGGACCGCGACGTCGCGGACGGTCTTGCCTTCGTCTTCGGTGTCGGGGTCGTTGGCCACACCGAGGATGTCGATACCACCGATCCCGTAGAAGTACCGGGATTCGGGCCGAGACACGTCAAACCAGGGCGCGTCGTCCTGTTCAGGACTGATGTACGGCGGATTCGACACCAACGTGAACAGCTCGGGGCACGGCATGCAGATACTGCTGGGAATGCCACCGCATCCGGCGCGCGCCACATACGACGCCATCCTCATGGAGTTGATGACTTCGTTGCCGTCGACGGTCATCCAGCCGGATCGATCCGCGAAGCTCATCGGGTTACCACCTGCCGCGACAGCATCCGCACCGCACGCGAGGCGATCAGGTGCGGATTGACCGAGTTGGAATGGACATGCATTTCAATCGGCCGGACGTCTCCGCCACCAGTAGTCCCAGCGGGCACCGGTTGCGCTGCGGCGCGGCCCAACACCAGGTTCAACAGGCCCGACTGGGCCAACAGATCCATTGCCCGGTCCGGCCGGGTCAACGGGATAACGACTTCGGGTCGGCCGTCCTCGGCCAACCAACCGTATGTGGGTGACCGGATGACGCCACCCATCTTGAACGGGGTCGCCGCTGTACCGCCGGGGCGGTTCTGTCGGGCGCCTTCGAACTCGTTGATGTCACCGGCGAGCAGCCCGGCCAGTCGCAACAGGTCGATGACCGTGGTCAAGATGCTGATCCACGATCCGAATGATCCGGCAGTCGATCCGATCGGACCTTGCAGTGCCTGTACGGCACCGGCAATGGTGCCGACGATGTCGAAAATTCCACCGAGCACACCATCAATGAAATTGATGATGTTGAGTATCGCGGCCCATATTCCTATCTGCGCCTGAAGGAGAAACACCAAGGCGCCCAACAGGGCCTGACCCGTTTTCGACTCGGCCCACGTGATGAAAGCGTCAAAGAAATTCGCGAATTCATTGGCGAAGTCGATCGCCAACTGCTTCAGGGTTTCCATGAGTTCTTGGCCCTCTGGGGAGGAAGCCCAGGCCACAAAAGTGGTGATGGCGTCTTTGATCGCGCCAGCAAATTCCATCGCCTCGGTCGCGATGAACTCCATGAAGGTCTTGGCGTCGTCGGTCTCGGTCCATTCAAGGAAAGCCTGCGTCGCTGCTTCGATGTTTTCTAGGAACGTCAACGACTCATCTGTGATGAACCCGAACAAGTTCCCGAAACCCTCCACAATGTTCCCAACGCTGGCGCCGATGCTGGACAACGTGTCGAACATGGCGTCGAAGATCTCTTGCAGTTCCCCTGTAGCCTCTGTTTCCTCCACCCACGCCGCGAAATTCTCGAATAGGTTCCCGGCGGCAGCGGCCAAACGCTCCAGCACCGGCGCACCGGCCTCAGCCAACGTCCCGAACGCGCTGGTCGCGGCTTCCAATGGCCCGGCCAGGCCGGAGAACGCATTTCGTAGCGCTTCACCGATCGCTGCCAAGCCACTGGCGACTTCTTCGGAACCCAGGCCGTCGAGGAGTCCTTCAAAAAGGTCGTTGAGTCCTTTCGCCGCGTCGTCAGCGGCCTGCGCCAGGGCGGGCATGAAGTTGTTGCCCAGTTCGCGGATGTTGTCCGACAGGTCGTCCCAGAAACTGTCCGAAATGACGTCGCCGAGTTCAGAGAACGCCTCTTTGAGGTTGAATACCTCGGTCGCGGCCTTCTGGGCTTCCGTCGACAGGCTGGCCATCGCCGCCGAACCGGGTCCTTCCTTAACGGCCTCAAAGAATCCGTCGAAAGCGGTCGTCAACGCGAGCACCGTGACACCGAGGCCCGCCAGGACCGCTGGAAGTGCGGCCAGCGCGCCGGAGACGATCGAATTGAGCGCGGCGCCAAGAAGCGCGAGGACGCCGAGCAGCGATTGGACCAGTTGGATGACCGCGCCGATCGCCACGATCACCAGGCCGAGTCCAAGTGCCGCCGAAGCGAGGGCGACGGCGATGCCGATGATGATTCCGGCGGGTCCGGCCGCCGACTCGATCGCGCCAACGGCTTGGCCGAGGGTTTGCGCGGCGCGGGAGCCACCAGCCGCAAAACTGGCTAGCTTTCCCTGGACAAAGTCCAGGCCATCCCCGAGAAAACTGACCGAATCGAACAATTGCCGGAGAATTTTTCCCAGCCCGGCGAGCGCCGCACCGACGCCTTGGATTCCAGCCCGCAGCGAGCGACCGAGGAACGACGCGATGGAGAATCCGCCGCGCCCACCACCACCGCCGCCGGTGATGTCACTCAACGAGAAGACGGAACTGAAACCTTGGCTGAAAGAACGTCCGGCACGCGCGCCGAAGCCACGGAATCGGTTGGTGTCAACATCGACGTCCACATTGATCTTGCGGCGGGCCATAAAATCGCGGATGTCGTTGCTGAAGTTGCGGATCGCTTCGGTGGAATCAATCCTTACCGGGACGCCACGGCGTTGCAGGGTGTTACGCAGATCCCGCATGAGCTTGTCGATGCCGCGTTCGCCGCCGCGACTGATGCCCTGGTCGATTGATTGGCTGATTTTGTCCGAATTGAATCGGAAGTTGCCGAGTCGGCCGCTGAGACTCTTGTTGATGCGGTCGGAGAGCTGTCGGCCGGTGTCGTCGCCGAGGCGGGCGAACTCTTGTTGGAGTTTTCGTCGAAGGTTTGCGACGAATCGGCTGGTGTCGGCGATGACCTCGACCTCGGCGGTCGCGATTCTGGCCATCGTTTCCCCCAAACACCACTAAAGCGGACATATGGGAGCATCTTACGCTTTTAGGGCATACCTATCCGGTCATCCACCCCGGAGCAACCCCTCGGTCGTGCATCGGTAGGCGGCCGGGGATGGTCAATTCGCCCCACCGGGTGTTCCGGTCCTCTTCTTTGTGTCCGGCGGCGGCCAGCTCCCACGTGACGGCCGCGTTGACCCATTCGGCAGCCGAGAACGTGTTCGGATCGCGTGGAAGATTGTTCATTGCCCACAGACCGAACACAGTTTCATTGACCGCCAGCGTCGCCAGCGCCCGTGAGGCGGTGAAGAACGGCCAACCGTAGAGGTAGAGGCCCAAAGATTGGACGATGACGTGGAGTTTCCCGGCCGTGAGCTTGTGGTCGGGGTCGGCCATGTGTTCTTCCATGAGTTCGGCGTCTTCATCGACCAGTGCGCCGGGTAGAAGTTCAGGCCAGGAGTACCTTGCCGCGATGTCGACCAAACTCCATGAGTCCGGTACTACCAGGCGGTAGGTGTCCTGCCCGATAATGAGTCCGACAACCTCCGGAGAGACCCCTGGCCGGTGTCGGCCGAGGATGAAACTGTTCACCGGCGGCGCTTGGCCGACCGGCGATCGGCCCGGTTGCGGCGACCGGGCCTCATGGAGGTGTCGGTCAGTTCTTCGGTCCAGACTTCGACGGCGTCTTGAGCCATTTTGGAGATTTTCCGCAGACTGATCTCGCGTTTTTCGACTTTGTCCCACAGATGCTTGAAGGCGTCTGACAGGGCCATGCCATCGGAGTCGGTGCCGGAGACCAGGGTTTCGGCGTAGAAGTTCTCATACAGGTCGAAGACATCGCCGTCGCGTGCCCATGCGGAGAACTCGGCCAACAGGTAGTCGTCTTTAAGGGACAGGACGTATACGTCGCCTCCGGCACGGCACACCTGTGGCGTGAATTCCGGTTCGTCGACGTCGTCAAGGTCGATGTCGACAACGACGGGGACTTGTTCGATTGCGGGCACGGCGGGGGAGTTGCTATCCGTAGTCACAAAATGGACTATAAGGGCATTCAGGCGTAAAGCATGGCATTTAGGGCACAAGTTTGATGACGGTCCACGTCTGCGCAGTACCCCGGACACCATCGCGAAGCCCTCTCCACATGAACTCCTGCGCCTTCTGCCCCTTGACACTGCGGGCATACACCCAACCGGCGTCGGCCGGAGCGTGATGCCGGTCCGGACGAACCCCACCACGGTCGGGAAACCGCAGAAACTGCGACCGCTTCGGGAAGATCGGACCGGTGCTGCCATCCCGGTCGAAGATGCCAGTGCCCCGGTTGACCCACCAGGACGCACCGTCTTTGGAGATGACTTCACCCCGGACTTCCCGGAACGCCTGAATATTCACCGACGAGCCGATACGCGCCTCCATCTGGCCGGTGTCTTTAGGGCAGTACGTGCGCGCCAGCGAACGTACGCGCCGCACCCGCCGCGACACCAAACGCCCGACAGGGCCTTGCGGAGCGTTCAACAGTTGGCTGATCTCCGGCATGTTCAGCGTGATCTTGACGTTGGTCACCACTGCGCATCACCTGAACCACTGCGATGTCGTGTCTTCTTCGGCCCCGGCGGGTCCCGATACGAACGGCCCCTGCACGGTCCAGGCGGCCAGAGCGGTCATCCCGGTCGGGTCAGCGGGGTCGCCGGTCACCGTCATGAGTAGTTCTTGCGCGGCGCCGTCGGTGTCGGTCGGGTCGCCCTCGACGGTGATCTGGAGGACCGAGCCACCGCATGCACCGGATGGGCCGATCGGGTCGATGGAGGCGTTGACGACACTGACCTGCAATGTCGGGTCGTCCCACGCGTCGCAGCACAAGACCTGGTAGAGGGTCTGTTTGTCGGCGTTGAACATGGTGCGGTCGTCGAGATACTGCTCAGGTGTGGGGGCCTGGCCCTTTTCACCGGGGACGGCCGAGATGCACCGGTAGATACCCAGTTCGATAGTGGTCTGCCAGCTCCCGGAGGAGCATGTGCCGCCGCCGAACGTCGGCAGGGTGTTGCTGGTTCGCAGCACCGACACGTCCCGGCGCAGCCACGCTTGGCCGTTGCCGCCGATGTTGTTGGACTGGCACCGGTCCGCCGGGGGACGGGTGTCCCCGGCGTAGAAGTGGCAGACACACACCGGGCGCCCCTCGGCCGCCAGCATCGCGCACAGGCACGCCAACAGGCCGTTTTCGAGGTTGCCCAGAGTGAACGCCATCAGGTGACCGGGCCTTCATAGAAGATCAGTGGCTCATCGACATCGGGGGACCAGACGCTGGGGTATTCGGTCAGGCCGTACGGGTTGACCGAGGCGATGAAATCTGAGACCGCGCGGATTCCGGTGTCCAGTGACGAGTCGTTGTCGCCGAACCGCATCGTCAAGCCCTCACGGCTGACCGACTCGACGCCTTCGGGTAGTTCACCGCAGTCGCCTCCGCCATCGGGCGGGCACTCGTCCAGGTATTTGCACGCCAGCTTCGATACGGCGGCGATGGCGTCCAGGCCAGGCGGGATTCCCCGCTGGTAGGTGATGGTGAATCCGTCGGCGTCCGGGACACGCAAGTCTTGGCAACTCGGCCAGCATCCGCCGTTAACTCGGGCGACCCGGTCACCGGTGATCTGCCGCCAGTCGCTGGGCGGGACGACCTGGCCCGCCACGGTGATCGATTCGATCAAATGCACTGGTCCGGGAAGCGTGACAGTGCACAGTTCGCTGCACGAGCAGCCGCTGGTGCAACCGCAGAGGCTGTTGAACCATTCGCCGTCGCGGATGTACGGCATCATCCATCCGCCCCATCCGGAGCCGCGCCCGGCAACGCATTCGTCCAGGCATGGCCGCACCACGGAGCGGCACAGCCCGATCAGGCCGCCGGTGGCCCGCCACAGGTATGTGGTGGCGCGGTACTGCGCGTCACGATGCGCTTGAGTCCATTGTGTCGGGTCTGCGGGCCAGCCGGGGCAGCACACCGGATTGATCGGCCAGGGCGTGCATGGATACAGCGCATTGGCCATGTCCAGCCCCCCGTCCGTCGTCGATACACCCGATTCTACTCAAAGTACGACATAACGGGACGAATCGCTGAGCTACGCGCCGGACTGGCAGCAAACACGAAAAACCCCCGACCCGTCAGCCAGGTCAGGGGGAAACATCTTGTCCGCAAAAGAATAACCCATCGTGGGACAAACCGGGACCGCTACCCGGAGAAGCGGCGGCCCCGATCGTGTTCATCCCTGCCCCGGACTCTACGTCACCGACCGGGCAAACCACATAGTCAGGGACCCCGAGCAACAGCTCGGGGTCCCTGAACCAGATCGCGGCTGCTAGGGGGCTACGGGCGTGGCATTCACCGAAGCGCTGTACGCGGAGTCGGTGTAACCGGTAGCCGAAGCCTTGACCTGGAACTCGTAGGGACTGCCGTTGACAAGGCCGGTGATGTTGGCGGTGGTTCCGGCGGCAGCGGTGCCTTCGGTCCACGTGCCAGCCGACACCAGCTTGTACCGGACGGTGTAGGTCTCGGCGCCAGGCACCGCGTCCCACGTCAGCGCGACGGCCGTGTCGCCGGGAGTGGCGGCCAGACCGGTCGGTGTGGACAGTTGGATTCCGTCGGTGGTGCAGGTGTTCGGGTCGATCGGCGACACGTCCGAGGCCAGGATCGTCCGGTCGAACTGGTCGGCCTCGGCGGCGTCACACACGATCGCCTCGCCGCGCGAGGTGAACGGAATCGCTCCGTATCCGGCGGTGCAGACTTCCGGCGGAATGTAGTAGTACCCGAGCTTGCAGCAGGAAAGGAAACGGATTCGTGGATCGGTGAGTCCGTTTGCCTGCTTGGCCCAGCACGCCAGCTGCTGCGCAACCGCCGTGCGGGTCGGGCCATCGACCGGGATGAGGCTAAGCCCCGCTCCAGGAACAGCCATAGTGTTACCCCCTGTTAAATGGATGGTTAGGCGGCGGTTGTCGCCGTGATGGTCGTGGACCAGGCACTGTCGAGGTGCCCGGCAGCTTGCGACTTGACCTGAATGTCGTAGCCGGTGCTGGCGGTCAGGCCGGTGATCGTGTCGGCCGCAGCGGTCACGACCGGACGTTCAGTCCAGGTGGTGGTGCCGGTCGGTGCCCATCGGACGATGTATCCGTCGGCCGTTACCGGCGCGGTGACCGCATCCCACGTCAACGGGACGGTCGTGGCCGTAGTGGTTCCGGCGGCCACGTTGGTCGGTGCGGTCATGACCGGTGTCGCGGTGATCGTGATCGCCGTGGCGTCCACTGTCGTGGCACCGAACGTGCCCAACAGGTGGTACGCCCCGGCGGCCTGCGCGGCGGGAACGATCAGCGGCGTCGCCACGATCGCGCCAGCGGCGTCGGAAGTGACGTTGGCGCCGATGACTTCGGTGCCGCCAGAGCCGGGCGCGCCGGTGTTGATACCGATGTGACCGGCCGTCGACACCGGGAGCCCGGCACCGGTGACGGTCACTGTGCGGGCAACGGCGTCGCCGTTGGATTCGACAGTGGTCTTGTCCGGGGTCAACGTCGCGGTGGCTCCGCCGGTGACGGCCAGTGCGGTGTTGTCCGATGTGGTCGCGCCTACTGTCGCCACGATGTGGTAGTCCCCGGCCGACTGGCCGACGGGTACGACCACGGTGGTCGCTGGGAATGCACCGGCGGCGTCGGTGGTGACCGGTGAGGACGCCACTGCGGTGCCGCCCGCCCCTGGCGCTCCAGGGTGGATCGCGACAGTTCCGGTGCCGGAGACGGCGAAGTTGACGCCGGTGACGGTCACGGTGCGCGCGGTGACGTCGCCGTTGGAGTCGACAGTGGTCTTGTCGGGTGTGATGGTCGGGACCTGCGCGCCACCGGTGACGGTGATGGCGGTGATGTCCGATGTGACCGCACCGACGGTGGCCAGCAGGTGGAACGGTCCAGCGGGCTGGTTGGCCGGTACCAACAGCACCGCACCGGTGAAGGCTCCGGCGGCATTGGTGTTGATGTTGGCGGTGACCACGACGGTGCCGCCGGAGGCCGGTGCACCGGTGTTCAAGGTGACAGTACCGGTGATGGACGCCGGGAAGCCGGTACCGGCCACGGTGATGGTGCGGGCTGTCGCATCTCCAGTGGAGTCGACGGTGGTTTTGTCCGGTGTGATCGCGGCACCGGTCGGTGTCAACGGCAACGCGAAGTTGACCGTCTCGGTTTTGGTGGGGTCCTGTTCGTTGGTCGCCACCACCATTCCAGCGGTACTGCCAGGCGGGTACACCTTGGTATCGGTGCCCGAGTTCGGCAGCCCGGTCTTGGGCGGGTCATTGTCCCACTTGAGCGAGACCGTCATGGCCGTTTCTCCTTACTACGCTTGAGTTGAGTAGGTGACCCGCGCGGTCATGCCAGTCGGATCGGATGGGTCGGCGTCGACTTCGGCGGTCATCCCGCCCGGTGTGCTGGTGCCCCAGGTCGCCAACGCGGTCATCCCGGTCGGGTCGGCGGGGTCTGCGGTGACCGTCAAGGTCAGCTCCCCGGCGCCGCCGCCGATGACGGCGTCCGTGGTGGCCATGGCCAGCGGGTTCTGCACCGACCGGACGGTGATCTCGTAGGTGCCGTTGGCCGCGTAGGTGTGGGAAACGGTGCCGCCGTCAGTGGTCGGCCCGGACGAAGAAGTGCCGTCACCCCAGTCGACAGTGGTCAGGCCGTTGCCGTGGTTGTCGACGGTCAACACGACGTCCATACCGGTGACGACTGCGGCGATGATCGGGTTTTCCTGCGTCGGCAGGATGACGGTCTCGGTGTCGTAGTAGACCGGCTGTTCGACGCGGGTGGCCTTGATCTGGTAGACCCCGGCGCTGGCGTAGCAGTGCTGCATCTCCAGTGGAGTGGCGCCGTCTGCGGTGGCCAGGCTCGGTGGTGTCCCGTCACCCCAGTCGACGCTGACGCGTCCATCGGAGTGCGGCGGCATGACGATCGTGGCGTTGACGCACATGTTGTTGGTGGCGTCACCGGCGACGGTCAGCTGCGGGTTGTCGTCGGGCAGCGGAATGATGACGTCGCGGCAGACCGAGATGACCGGGGTCTGCTTGTCGGCGACACAGATGGAGTAGGTGCCGTCGACGGTGTAGCAGTGGGTGGCGACCGAGCAGTCCGGGAACTCCTCGGGTGCCGATCCGTCGCCCCAGTTGACGGTGACCGGGCCGTAACCGTGGTTGTCGATGATGACGCGGACACAGTTGCCGGTGTCGTTCGACGGATCGCGGTCGATGATGAGGCTGGCCGGTTCTGGGATGGGGCGCGGCAGGTTGACACAGCCACCGGTCACCGCTGGCGGCTGAACGTTGGTGGTGATGTCCAGAAGCTGCGAGTTGTCGTTCATCGGGTCGCGCAGCACGCTGGGCAAACCATTGACGATGTCTACAAGGTACGGTCCCTTGCGCCATCCGACGGGGGCCGTGGTCGTACCGTTGAAAGTGAAAGTGGTCGCGTCGTTGGCGATGATGATTTCGCCCGGCACCGCACCGACCAGGCGCGGCGTCAGCAGGTACCGGAATCCGCCCTGCGCGCCAGGCCCGCACTGAACACTGGAAGATCCGGCCGAACCGGTGTTCCCCCAGACCTCAAGGGCGAATCCGGTGTCACAGACCAGGGACCCGACGACCTGGAAACCCTTGATGTTGCCGAAGTCGTCGTAGTACGGAATCCATGATGGATACATCATCAGGATGATGCAGGGGTCCACGGCGCAGAACTGAATCGCGACGGTCCAGTTCGTGATCGACGCGCACGGCGCCGGGGCGCTGATGCACTGCTCACCGGCGAAGTTCAGGACACTGATGCCCTCACCTTCTTCGGTGTTCGGCGTATAGGTGACCTGAATGAGCCCCTTGGTCACCGCCATGGAACCCGGCCCGTAGACGGGCCTTCCCAGTGCGTCGAGCTTGGTGAAACGCGCAACGCGTCCGCGTACAATGGAGCTTTCAGCCATTGCTCTCCCCCTCGTTACGCGCCCGCGTCTTGCGCGCGGCGGTGATCTTCTTCTTGGTCTTGCGGCGCGACTGCTCGGTATCGATGTCGCGCTCCGGTTCCGGTGCGGCGACGACCTCTACCGGCGGCGGCGGCCGGACAGGCGCGACCACCACTGGTGGCGGAGGCGGAGGCAGCACCGGTTCAGGCACCGGTTCTGGTTCGGGTACCGGCGGGGGAGGCACCAGCACCAAAGTCGGATCGGATTCATGCAGCGCCAACGCCACCGGACGAGGCATCACCACAACCCGGTGCACGTCGGTGCGCGACAGCACCGGCACGAAATTGCCGACCTTCAACGCCTGAGCCTGCGCCGAAGCACGCTCCAGCACATCGGGCAGCGACACGGTCGCCGGAACGTAGACACTGGTCAGATCGGTCATGGGGCCACCACCGGAGTCACATGCACCACGCCGGGGATCGGACAGTCGTCCAGGATCACCACGACCTGCTCGGCCAACGCGAACCGGTTGTTGCGTTCCTTATCGACGGTCTCGACGACTTCGATGCCGGTCCGGATGATCGAAATCGACCCGGTCACGAACATCCAGAAGTCGCCGCCTGCGGCAGCCGCATCGGAGCCTTCGCGCGGGTACCCGTGGCCGACGACCACCGGTGTTCCGCGCCAGGTCCGTAGCCGCTCATCACCGGTGGCGGTGTCGTCGAGCAGTCCGGCGTTGGACAGGTACGCCACACCCCACGCAGAGGTGTGGATGACACCCATGCCGTTGTAGACCGAAGCGATGTACTGCTCCAGCTCGGCAAGGGCACGGGTCGGGTCCACGGCGTTCCCGGCGGCAAGGGCCTGGCCGCGCGTGATCAGCGATTCCCAGTAGTACCGTTCGATGGTTTTGGCGGCTGAAATCTCCAGCGCGTTACGGGCGGCTCGCGAGGCGTTCTTGAACGCCATCGTCTGGCAGATGACCTCGGCGTAGATCGTGAACGGATCGGCCGTCAGCGTCTGCCATGGAGCACTGTGGATGTCCTTGACAGGGCATGTCGCCTGCACGAACGTCGCGGTACCGGTGTTGTCGTCACCGATGTACAGCCAACCCGACACAAACGACCACGACGCGACATCCCGGATGCCGATCCGATAGATCCCCGGCGCCAAGTTATTAACCAGCGTCGACGCCGCCGCGCCCGTGGTCAACACGGCACGGGTCGACCCGATGTAGATCAGCAGTTGCCGCGCATCGGGTGCCGTCGTGGTCGCGGCGGCCGTGACCGTCGCGCCCCCGCCGGTCGCCGCAGGAGCGGCCGTCAGGACCGTGGAGATGGAGAAGCAGCCCTCGGGGATGCCCTGCTCGGGCACCGCGATGACCACCGGAGCCGACGGCGCGGTCAAGATGCCGTCGACGCCCTGCGCCACCCTCACCGTGACCGAGGTCCCGGTCAACAGGTCGGTGATGGTGGCCGTGGCCACCAACGGCTCAGGAACACCGTCGGCGGCGGTGGCCGCCGCCGCCCCCGTAGAGGCGACGGCGGTAAACGAATCTGTCTGGGTTTCCACCCGCACCTGCACCTGACGGACAGGCCCGCCATCGACAGTCGGAGTGAAATCCAGGCCGTAGGTGAACGGTTCGGCGGCTCCTTCACGGGTGCCGGTCAACGTGACCGACAGGGTCCGCGTGATCGTCACCGCATCGGGAGTCCCAGAACCAGTGCACCACTCTCCCCACACCTTCGCCTCGTGACAGGCGAACGTGTCGTACTCGACGCCGGTGCGCCAGTACGGAGTCGACTGGGTCTGCTCCTGAGCCACGTCGAGTAGCCCGTACAGCGGCGTGTTCAGCGCTGGCGGGTCTACGCGGGTACGGATCAAAGCCACGGTGAGGTCCTTACGGAGTAACCGGGGCGCACTGGGTGCGCTGGTCGGTTCCGGACAGACCGTTCGGGCAGAGGTTCAGTGTCAGGAGCATCGACCGGCCACAGCGTGTGCAGACAGCGAAACCCTCCTCTGTGAACAGTCGAGTGTAGACGTTTCGCTCCAGGCCGACGGAGTCGTAGACCCCGGCCAGCGTGATGACGTCCTGCTGGAGACCGAAGAACGTGCCCGGCTCGTACAACAGGATCTGCACCTGAGTCGGCCACTGCGACGGCACCGATCCGCCGAAGGACGTGTCGTCCTGGTCGGCCATCGCGTCCTGCCAGTCGTAAACGTACTGAATGGACACTCCGCGATCCCTGAACCAACGGTCGAGCGCGGCATCAGCACCCGCACCCCACCGATCGTCGATCCCGAGCTTCTTGGAGATATCGGCCCGCAGGATGCCTCGCAGCCAGTACGGCGCGATGGCCTCCAGAGTCGCCGAACGAGACAGACGACCGGAGTACCGGAAAAACTCCACCTGGAGTTCCAGCACGGACAGGACAGTCTCGAAAGCACCGGGACCATGTGGGTCGAAAATCGACGCTTCCTGCGGGAACGCCGGTGCCGGAACGGTCAGCGAATAGGTCGCCAGCGCCGCCATCCGACGGATGCGTTCAGCATTCATCTTGTGGGCGTGGGCGAGCATCGCCAGCTCGACGAACTCTTCGACCTTTTCAGGCCAACCACGCTCAGTGAGGATGGGCTGACGCAAACAGATGCCCGAGATGTCCATGCGACATTCGTCGAGGTCAGCAGGGCACGGCACGTCATAGCACGGCTTCAAGACACCGGCGATGGCATCCACTTCGGTCTGAATGAAACCGACGTTCTGCCAGATCGCCGCGAAGTCAGGCTTACCGGAGTACTTGATGCCGCCCCGGCTGGCCGTGATCGTCGGAAGGTCGACCATGCCGTCATTACTGACAGTAATTGGGCATGTGTCGTAGAGGAATTCTGATGGCGCACACCAGCCTCCAGCTGCGATAAGACCCTTATCGCCCCCCGGCAGATTCCGGACATTGGTGACGGCGTCGACCTTGACGTGGTCACCGTCACCCGAATAGAACAGGTGGTCCGGTGCTTCACGTCGGATCGATGCCAGCTGCTGCTGGATACCAGGCGCCTGCGAACGCGACACCATGGTCATACCGGCCAGGACCGCTTCGGACACCTGCTTCATGTCGGAAAGCTCTTGGCCAGCCCGGTAACCCGGAAGGTCACCCGATGCCACGATGGAGTACTTGATCCGGCGCGGATCGGAAGAGGATTCGGCGGTGGGTGCGGGCACGACGTTGGCCAGCGGCACTGTCTCGCGGCGGCCGTCAGCGGTCACCGGCGAGTTGGCCGCAGCAGGTACAGGCTCCAACTCAACATCAACTTTCTGCTCGGCGACCACAGCAGGTGCCACGGGCGCGGTATCGGTGGCGGCAGGAGCGGGCGCCGTATCGACGGCCGGTTCCTGTGCTTGCGGCGCGGCCTCGGTGACGGCCTGTGCCGTCTGAGGTGCGGGCGTTTGTACGGCGGCCGAGGCGTCGGCCAGTTTTTGAGTGGCGGCCTTGGCGCGCTCGGTGCGTGCGGGTACCTCTTCGACGACCGCCGAGGAGGCGGCTACCGGCTCGGCTGCGGCTTCTGCGATGTCCATCTCGACGGCGTCTTCGGCATCGCCGCTGTCTTGCTCGTCGATTCGCTCGGACACGATGGCGATCAGCTGGGCGACGATCTCGGCTTCAGCGATCTGCTCGTCGGTCATGTCCTCCGGCGCGATCGTGGTCAGATCGGCAGCGCGATTGGACAGTTCTTCTTGGATGGCGGCCAGGTCTACATCAGGACCGGACAGCAGCTCATCGATCTTGGTGGCCAGCTGCTCTGGATCACTGATCTCAGCCAGAGCGGCGAGGATGTCTGCCAGAGTCATGTGGCTTCCCCCGTAAGTGACTTGCGTCTGTGAGTGGGCACGGTGTGTCGACCCCGCACTCGGCCCTCTAGCCAGACAGTCACGGTGCGAGGAATGCAGTCACCCACGGCACCACATAACTCGCAAATCGGACATTACCACATGAAGTGCGCACTTCAGACAAATGAACAGACAAATCGGGATAAATCAGCCGGGAACAACGCCACAAGTTCACATGTATACTTGTGGCATGTCCAAGAATGTTCGCCTAGACGAATCCATCTACGACCGAGTCATGACCATTCAGCGACCCGGCGAGTCCATATCCGACACCCTCGAACGAATCCTGAACGACTACCGACCATTCGGAGAAAACATGACCACCAAACTGCGCCAGGGCGACGTTCTGAAGTTCTGCCCCACCGCCGTGGATGAGACAACCCCCGACACCGCATACGACCAACTCGGTGTCCTGATCTCCAACGAGATGCTGCACAGCATCGGCACCTTCATCGTGTGCCAACTGACGCGATCAGAAACCAAATACAACGAGCTCTACGAAGATCTGGATTCCAGCCAGCAGAAGTACAGCCACGGCGTCATCCGCTATATCGCCAACATCGACGACGTCGATTACGACGCAGTCGCCTACCTAGTGCATTCCATTGTCGACGACCAAATCGAGTCGGACATCGGATTCCAAATCGATGCCCAAGACATCGACACCCTCGGTAATGCCCTGACCATGGCTATCGGCAAGTAACAGACAGACCGGGCCACCATCGTCTACAACCAGGCGAGTGGCCGCCACAAACTGCCAGGCTCCTCTGGCGTACAAAAAGTTCGAGCCGCGTCTACCGAAGACGCGAAACGAACATCGGGCCGCCCGGCTTTCGTAGGGTCAGCGGGGCGGCCCGTTCACGTCTGGAATGGCATCCTTGAAACTCATCCACCTCAAGGAGAAACGTCGGCATGAAAACTGCGACCACCGATGACGGGAACTCGCATCTGTCGTGGGTCAGGACCATCCCGATGTTCCTGGCACTGGCCCTGGCCAGTCTCCAGATTGTCAGTTTCGTACTGGCCTGCTTGTTCACGTTGGTGCGGCACTGACATCGATACCCCTGCGATATCCATCTACCTGAAGGAGAAACAACGACCATGAAAACCACGACAACCGACAACAAGGATCTGTGCCCGCCGTGGGTCAGGACCGTCCAAGTGGTGTTGTCACTGGCCCTAGGCGGTGTCCAGTCGGCAAACTTCTTGAACAGCGATGGCTACGATCAAGAGCTTGGCATGTTCGTCTGCCTCAACGCCGCCCTGGTACTGGCGGCACCCGCCGTCATCAACTTCCTGAAGGTCCTACGGCGTACCGACTAACGTGGCCGACTTCGAACCCAAGCCAGCTAGGCGGGTACCGTGCCCGTTCTGGGTCTTGGTCACCGTCGGTGTCACACAGGTCGTCCTGGCCATCGGCCAGTCGATTCTCTTGCTCACCGAGTTCGGATACAAGTCGAATATCAAGTACGTGATCATCGCGATCATGCTGACACTGTGCACGGTCATCCCGTTGACCAGTAAATGGTTGAACAGGAAACCCCGCCGGTAACCACAAAGACCTGTGTTCCAGCTCCTGTCTGGGGAGCTGGAACACGGTCTAAAATGTTGATGGTGGTCCCACCGGTGTTGCTTAACGGTGGGACCACCATCTTCGTCTCTACGCACGGGAACCGGGCGTCACCAGTTTGATCTCGCCACCATGCGCGGCCTGATGCCGTTTCGCATCCGCCTCGGTGGAATACGACACGGTGAACCCGTTCGACACCACTTGGTACCGCAACCGGCCACCCGGCGTCCAGTTACTCCCCACACCTTGACTACTCGCATTACAACCGCACATTCGTCCCCCCTGTTTTACGTAGCGCGGGCACGTGCCCGGTTCAAGTTCCATTCAGTGACCGCGATGCAGCCCCTGGCTCGCGTCTGTGGCTTCACCCGCTGCACACCCGGCCAGTTCAAACCGTCCGGCGCACCCCAGCACCACCGCTTCACGACGTTCACCGCCGTGGCGATGGCATGCGATTCGTCGAAGCCTTTGGCTATCAAGTGGTCGGCGATCGACCGGATCGTGCGCGGCAAACCACCGGTCTGCTCCACCCAGTTACGTCCCCGCGCGTCCAGGAAACGATTGCCCTGCGCGACCAGTCCCGCTCGATCAGATTCGTCATCCATCCGCTTAGCGACAGCAGCGGTCAGACGCGCATGAACTTTGCGTGCCCGGCCGCGACGGACACAGTCGTGCATGACCGCGCTGGCGACCCTGGCCTTGGCCAACCGGGCAGATGCCAGCTCGGCCTGGCGTGCTTCGGCCTGGTGCCGCTCGGTGGCTTCAATGAGTCGGGACGCGAACCGTTCGACCTCTTCATCGCTGATGACGACGTTGACGACCGCACCCGGCTTCTTGACTTCGGGCAGGACCGCCCCGGCGGCGACCATGGTCAGTTCGCGGCCATCGGCAACCTCTACGGCCGGGACTGGGAAACCCGGCACGTTGACCGCCAGCGCCGCGACAAGTTCCAGTGGTCCCCTCGGGCGGGTCTGCCGCCAGTCACCGGAGACCCCCGACAGCATCAACCGCAGCCGCTGCTCGTCGGTGATGTCGGGCAGGAGCGCCCCGGCCAACCAGATCCGGCCACCGTTTTCTTTGTCTTCGCCGACGTTGACGGCGGCCACGATCGCACCGGTGTGGTCGTAATGCTCCACCGCGGCTTGTGATCCGATGCCCATCCCGGCGTGGCCGGTGTCCATCGTCAGGACACCGACAGCGATCTTGTCGCCGTCGGCGGTGGTGATGGTGCGTTGCCGGAACGACCGGTAGAGGCCGTCGGGGTCGCGGGGCGGGTAGATGTCGTTGCCTTCGTACCCGATGTGTCGTTGCCCGAACCTGGCGAGGTCGCCGTAGACCTGGCCATCGGCGGTGACGGTCAACGGTGCCGGTGCCTGCGCGGAGAACCAGTCGCGTGGTGGCGCCCAGTCGCTTCCATCAGCGGCCGATGCCCGAATCACCGGGTCATAGATCGGGAGGGTTTCCTTACCCTCGGATGCCAGAACGTCGTCGATGGCGTCGCCGCAGTCGCAGCCACAGTTTCCACCGCACCCGGCTTCTTCGGTGTCGCTGTCGGGTTCAGCCGGGTCAGCGGCAGCAGCGGTTTCCGATTCCCACGGCGCCACGATCGTGTCGTCGTCGAACTCTTGGGCGAACCGGTCGTACAGAGTGGTCAGCGCGGAACGCATTCGTGTCAGGTCGGCCGCCGGGATTCCTTCAGCCGAATCGAGTCGGGATGCCGCAGCGGTGACGCCGGACCACACGATGTGTTTCTGCCCGCCGAAGATGTTCGCGACGGGAAACTTGTAGGCACCCATGGTGGCGGCGTCGGCGTCGGGGTCTCGCCACAGGAATCCTTCCCCCATGCAGGTGGCGTTGAGGTTTTCGCCTCGGCCGCCGCATTCGCGGGCCATGGCCGCCGCTGCGGCATCGCCGTCCCATGTGGTGTCTCGGTTGTCGTGTAGTGGCAGCGACGTGTCAATCGTTACGGGCATTACTGCCCACCCCCTTGAAGAAATGTGGTCAGCACGTCGATGTCGTGCGCTTTCCGGCTGATCAGCCGGTTCCTGGTGTAGGCCGCGACCGGTGCGACGAGCGCTGGTTCGGCTTGTTCCAGTTCGGAGAAGGCGCCACGTAGGCAGGCGGCGGTGACGTCGCTGTTGCCGGGGGAGACGTGGGTGTGGATGTCGTGCAATGGCACGTCGCGATATTTGCCGCGCAGTGATCGGCCGCCGGAGTTCAGCAGGTAGGAACCGGCGCGGCCCAAGGCCCGGCGGGCGGCGACATCGGCGCACGCGACCCATCCGTTGCCGCTGGTGGGTGCCGTGGCCGAGGCGGGAAGCCGTACTTGGCTTTCGGCGGTCGCAGCGGGTCCTTGGCCGTTCTGCCCGAACTCGACACGGTTGAGGCGGGCTTTGACGACTGGGGGAATCCAGCCTTCCGGTGGTGCGTCGGCCGGGCCGTAGCCGATGGTTTCTCGTGCGGCGTCGCCGGAGACCAGGCCGAGTTCGTAGGCGGCCAGCGCGACTTCGGCCTTGTTGGGGGTGTTTTCTAGGGACGAGTCGTCGTACCAGATCATGTACGACTCGGGGTCGGGGATTCCCATGGCGCGAAGCGCGGGCTGGTAGTACTTGCGGGTCAGTTCCCGGCAGATAAATGACAGGGAAGGCCCGACGTTCAGCTTCTGCCCGGCACTGTCCACTTGCCACGCTGTCCAGTGGTTCAGGTCGCCCATTCCTGAAAGGACTTCAGGCGGAATATCCAAACCGATGGCGATCCGCCGCACCGCAGAAGTCCGCAGCTCATCGACCATTTCCGAGAACGGTGTCTGGAGGGAGAGGTGCCGGACGGCGTTGAGCGCTTCTGCGTTTCCTTCGACCATGACCGGTAGGTGCCGGGAGATGTCTTGAGGACTGCGGAACGAGGCTTGCGCGGTGCGGGTCAACGCCCGCATCAGGCTGGAGCCTTTGGGCGGGTTGACGCCGGTGGATTGGCCCGGCGCGATCGGTTTGAGGCTGGAGGGCACCAACAGGATGCCCGCTCCGGCCAGGCGGGAACGGGCGGCGGTCTGGACGTGCCCGGACAGGTCTACCAGTTCGTGGAGGGTGTCGATCAACGCCCGTACGGGTGAGTCCGGGCAGGTCGAGTCCATCGGATGCGGCATCCACATAGGAATCACCCATGCGGCTCGTGACCGGTACTCCGCAGGCAGCCCTTCGATCAGGCGGTACATCTGCATCTGGGCGCCGGTGTCGGGGTGGTTGAACCGGATCTCGGCGCCGACTTCGGTGTACTCCCGATCGGACAGGACGATCCACCGCCGCCGTCCGCCGAGGACCGGGTCGTCGAATCCGACCATCCACCATTTGCCGACCAGCTTCAGCAGGGTCGTCATCCGGTGCAGCAGTGTCGCCTGCTCCGGCGCCGTGGGCGCCAACTCGTACAGCGGCAGTGCCGCACGTGAGTCTTCGTCCAACGGGATCGGTGGGGCCGCCGGGTGTTCGGGGACCCGCGCGGCGATCAGCGCCGCCCTCGACGCTGACGACGCCGACCAGGAAATCCCGTACCGCAGCTCGGGTACGACATCGAACATCTGCACGGCTTCGGCTTCCCAGCCGCGTGTGGCATTGGTCAGGGAAAACGGGGAGCCCTCATACGGGCCACGGATTCCAGTGCCACGGCCGACCGCCGCCGTCAGTGACGCCCACCAGTTTTTGACTCCCACTTAGTCCTCCTGGTCGGATTGCGCGCCAGGGGGAGAAAAGACCACCAGAGGCGCCACCGGTGTCACGTCGACTTCGTGGCGCTGCGGCATCCCAGCGAACAAGGTGGCTCCGGCCAGCCAGGAACCGGTCAATGCGATGGCACCGACCTGCCACCAGGCGTGATGCGACCACACCCACCACGACATCGCCACGGGGAAAGACAGCCATATTGAGGCGCACCAGCCGCAGGTGATGAGCTTGCCGACCCATCCCGACAAGTGCTTTCTGATGGGCTCGGTGATCGTGTCGAGGACGACCAGCCGCGTCAGGCGCAGCATCACGCCCATCGCCAGCAGCACGGTTATCCAGTCATCCACCCAAACAGCATAAAACGGACAACCAGAACAAAACGACTCGAACCCGATCAAATCTCAACAATTTGCCGATGCACCGACGGACGCTAACCTCAGCGGTGATGAATTACGAACAATTCAAAGCAACTCTCTACGGCATGACGATCGCCATGAGACACCGAATCGCTGAAGAAGATTTCCTCGAAATCACCTCGACGTTCTCATGTGGAGAACACCATCACGGTGCCGTAGACCTGATCTTCAGTATCTCGGCCAGCGGACTTGGGGTTTACGACATCGAGCACCGACACCTTGCCGCATGCTGGGAGTACATGAAAGAAGACAAATCGATGCCCCCCATCGCGATTCTGGAACCCGGTCAAGGCCCATGGGGGCCGGTAGCCACATCCGTGTCAAGAAACCCCGAGGAGACATATGCCATCCCACCAGAGTTGGAAGATTGACCTCACCCTGGAAATTCGCGCCAGCATCCCGATCACCGTCGATGACCTGATCAAACTGACCGCACTATGCGGTTCACGAGTCACCGTGGAAATGTGCGGCCAGACACTACGGTTCGCTACCACGGTGACACCCCATAGAAGAACACCACCCGCCACAATCCAGAACAACCAGAAGCTGCTGTTCAAACGCATCTTGGCCGAATACTTCGACGCTGACGTCCGCTCCATCGCACAACTGACCCGATTCACCATCGAACCAACAGAAGGCAACAATGACGACCATTCGTGAACATCCCCTCAAAGGCGAGTTCGACATCACCACTGCCACCTGGACCCGCACCAAAACCGAAGACGGCACCCCCGGCCGTCTGGAAATCGGTGTCGCTACCAACGGCCTCTACGCGCTGCGGTACTTCGACGAGCCCTATGGCGTGATCCTGATCTACACCACCGACGAATGGGATGCTTTCGTCGACGGCGTCAGCGAAGGCGAATTCGATATGGACGTGCTGGAGCAGGACGCCCGCGACCAGGCCGCCGCGAACGCAGCGGCCATCGACACATCGACACCCACAGAACCAACCGTGTAAGCTTCACGACGATAGTCCCAGCCCGGTGATTCCAGTTTTAGCAGTATTTCTGGAATCACCGGGTCTTTCATTCCAGTTTCCACCACCGAACCGGCGCCTACAACCAGGCGCGGGTGAGACACTACCGGGCGTGCCGATCTACAAAACCCGTCCCGAAGTCACCATCGAAGCCCACCAATGGACCCCCGTCGACACGTTCGAAGCCGGGAAAGTCCTCGGCTGGCTCATGGAACAGAAAGTCCACTTCGTCCTGACAGGGTGCGGCCCCGACACGCAACTGGTCATCTCCACGCTCGAAGGCCCGATGACCGCGCCACCGAACTGGTGGATCATCAAAGGACTCATCGGCGAGTTCTATGCCTGCGATCCAGCGGCTTTCCGCGCCAAATACTTCCCGATCTGACACCGCCGGTACGCTACTATCGGTTGGCAGGAACAAAACCCCCCTCAGGTGGCTTCTCTACACCTGAGCGCGTGGGCGGTGCCCGGCGGTTGGGGTTTTTCGCCGGGCACCATCTCTACCTAGGATGACTTCCATGCCTGTCTCAAAAATCGCGCAAGAGCTTCGCACTGCCATGAAAGACACCTGGTCAAGGATCAGCGCTATCGCGCCGTACCCCGATACTGCTGAAGAGGCCACTGCCGAAGCGATGATTAAGTACGCCGCGTTGGAAGGCAGCACCCGGAACCATTTCATGGGGCTCCCGTTCTCCGGGTTCGACGCCAAGACAGATCAGGACCTGGCCATGGGCCTGGTATATCAGTTCTCGGTGGCGTTCCTGCTGGACCACATCCGTCAGGTCTCACCGGAAACCGCTGACGAGGTATCCCGCGAACTGTGGGAGCACCTGGTCGCCGGGGACACACCAGCGGCACTTCTGCATGAACTACTGCGGGACATGGACATCGACACCTCGCCACTGTTCGAAGCGACCACGGCGATCGCCAACAGCAACGGACCGACCAAGGCCGATGCTGTCGAAGCGGTAGAAGATGCCGGTCTATAGCTACCGGTACGCGGTGGTGGATCAACGGCAGCTGATAGCCGTATACGACGACTCTGCCGTGGCTTATGAACACGTCGACAGGGTGAACACACAACTGCCTCGGGTCAATGGTCGGGGAAAGCTCCGGCCGCGAGCCCGCGTCGAGCATCTGACCACACAGCTGTGCGATGTCTGCGGCACGCCGTTGCTTCTGGACCGGCAATGCGGATCTGACTGTCCATTGGGTATGGGGCTTGAGTTTGTGCGTCGGTTCAAACCACGGTCGGATTTCCTGTAGGCTCTGGCCCGGATACTGGTGGGCTGCGATCCTGGAATCATGCCAAACGTTTGAAGGTCTACTGGAGCGGACTAGGCCCGCCGGTGTTCACCATAGATTTTTCTCGTGGTCGGCCGCAGCAAAGGAACGGCCGACCACAATGAGTGTCTGGGCACTGCCCAGCATTTCCCTATCAAATCGGGCTGTGGACCCCTGTTGATGTGGCTTGATGCTAACAGCCGTCAGACCCCCGGAACGGTGTCATGGTTTGTCACAGTTTCGTTGCGTCGAAGGCTTACCAGAGGTCAATGGTTTCCCAGTCGTCAGGTTGATCATTAATCGATTCCCCAATGGACGGTTCTATGATGTTGGGTTTCTCCCACACCGTTTTCCCGATCAACCCCTGCACCAGATAAGTCGCGGCATCGATCCGGCCGGGCGACTCTTTCGCACCCTGCTGCCACGTCGTCCATTCCTTGATCAGGTTCGCCATGGCCCCTACTACCCGCACTTGACCTTGCACCCATTTCTGGGCGACGGGGTCCGCCCTGATCCGTTTCCCATACTTGGCACGCACTTCCTCAATCTTGGGTATCAGGTACCCGTCTTCGATGACACCGGTTTCTTCCAGGTGCTGCCACCCGGATTGGATCATCGCGGCGTTCATTTGCCCGCCGAAGTTCGTTTCCACAAAAATCACGTCAGCGGTCATCTCATACGCCAACAGCGCGACCTCTTTACCCCAGTCGGTGGGCGACAGCTGCGCGGTCTTATCGGCGGTGATGAAGCACCGCCCGTCATCGGAGGCGAACCCCGCGACGATCCCGCATTCATCACCTCCGACGGTCCCGGACGGGTCGACCGCGATCCCCACTCGCACCGCCGCCGGAAGCGCCTCACCCGGCGGCCACATCGACGCCTGCATCGCGGTCTCGCTCAGCAGCGTCCCCTCCACCGGCTGCGGGTCGCACATATACATGGAGTGCCAGTCCCGCAACGACACGTTGCGGCGCATCTCGTTCCAGAAGTCGGTCAGCTCTTCGACGTCGTCGGCGATCTTGGGGTGGCCCAGTGGCTCACCGATACCCCGACCGAGCGGGTCATCGAGTGAGTCGGCAAACGCTGGAAGCCGAATCACCTGCCATTGCCCGGCCTCCCGTTCCAGGAGCCGCCCGGCGATATCGTCCTCATGCCACCGCGTCAACACCATGCACACCGGCGTCCCCGGTGACTGACGGGTGATGAACGTCGACGACCACCAGTCGTCGACCCGGTCCCGCTGCCCCTTGGATTCGGCTTCCTCACGGTTCTTGTGCGGGTCGTCGCAGATCAACAGGTCGGCGTCGTGCCCGGTCAGACCGGCCCCGACACTGGTAGTACGCATACCGCCGCCGGTCGACAGAATCCATGCCTGTGCTGTCCGGGCGTCGCCCGACAGTTCAAGCCCGACCCTCGGCCCGTGTTCGCGTACCATCCGCCGGACGTCACGACCCCACTTTTTGGCCAGGTCTGTGGAGTACGCGGCGGCTACGACGTGGTGTTCGGGGTGGTGGGTCAACCACCAGAACGGCAGATTCTTCGCCACGAGTTCGGATTTCCCGGCACGCGGCGGCGCGAAGATCATGAGCTTCTTCGTCCCGCCCGGCCGGTTCAGGTCGGCCAGGGCGTCACCGATGACCTTGTGATGTGCCCGCACCCGATACCGGTGGTTCAACCAGCGGGCAATCGACGCCGGAGACCGCAACGCTTCCAGGTGCGCCGCGTACGCCTTCAACTGGTCAACGGACAACTTGGACAAATCCATGGAATAACCATAGATCGGACATTCACGACATTACGGGTTTGTTACTGGTCGTCGGGGTCGGTGACTTCTTCATCGTCGCGCAGCGCCGCGACACCACCTCGGGCGTTGATCTCGTTCATGATCTCGTCGATCTGCCCCTCGATATAGGCGGTGTTCTGTCCGATCGGGAGACTGATGTCCACCCCCACACCGACACCGTTGTACCCGCCAGCGCCACGCTGGGCGATCCCGAGCAGGTTGTCTTCGGCGACCAACTGGATTTTCAGCAGCTCCAGAATGTCCCGGATCTTCCAGTCGGCCGGGTCCTTGTCTTTGAGCACGTCAAGAGTCAGGCCCCGGATTTCTTCCAACAGGTCGAGCCGGTCACGCATGACCTTGATCCGTGCGTCCGCGATCTTCCCGCCGAGGTCGGCCTCACGGTCCTCATCCCATGCCCTGGCCCGTTTCACCCACAGGTACTTCACCGAGACGCGTTTCAAATGCCGGGGCGACCATTTGACGTCGTCGGCCATCTCCTGCACGTTGCGGGGCTTGGGTTCACCGGTACGGGAGTCCACCCGCATCGCCAGACGGATGTACCGCCGGAACGCCGCATAATGTTCGTCGGCCTCGGTCGGCTGCTGATCCCACGGCAACAGGTCGACATCCAGCTCGAAAACATCGTCGACAACAACTTCACCCATACGCCCCAGTTTAAACCGGTATGCCCGATTTATACACAAGGCGGTGCGGGCCACCAGGTACGCCACAATCAACCCCGTGCCACAACTTCCCCGACTGACCCCCGTCCTGCGGCGTGCCCGACGTATCCTGTTCGTCCTGTCGATCCTCGCCGCGCAACTCTTCGCCGCCGCCGACAACAGCCCACTGGCGTACATCGCCGGGCTCGCATCCTGCGGATTCTGTGCGCTCCTGTTCGCCACCTGGTGGTATGACAAGGGGTACGACAAACGCCACAGCATCGCTCGACGCGAATAAACTGGACACGGGGGAACTAGATGACACCACCACGACGTAGCTGCAACTGCGAATCGCCCAGAATCGACGAGTCAACAGAACAACCCGTCATCCAACATTTTCACAAGGTCCTGATCGCCGGAATAGTCCTGTGGTCGCTCCTGGCCATATCCGCAACAATCCTGGCGATCTGGCTCATCCTGCGCCTCGTCTTCGAACTAGTCTAAAAAGGATACCCGTTTCATGCCGTACATCGTGGTCCTGGGAACCGGCCAAGGCAAAGAACCCCACCAATGCCACGCCGCCCTCGTCGGCCCACTCCTATCGACCGCCGACGCCCAATCCGCCCTCGACCTGTACCTGAAACAACGCCCCGACCTCAAACCCCGCATCGAAGAATGCACACCCATC